ATTATACTTAATTAAATTTTGTCCCCATTGCTTCTTCATTAAAGCAGTGGCATATCTTTTAAGGAAACTATCGTTGTATACTTGAGACCAATCTTCTGGATCTAAAGCACGATGACACTCAATTAACAAATAACTTCCTTCATAAATTCTTGACTTATCAATATCAATATACAAACGATCTTGGCGTTTGTTAAATCTGAATTGTACTAATGCTCCAGTATTAACAACCATATCAAGAGTTTCAAAATACTGACGAATCATATAGTAATTTGTCATGTCAAAATTACCAAAAGCAAATCCTGATGAGAATGAAAAAATGTCCATTAGGAAATACTGGTTGCTTAAACCAAACAAATCATTACGAATCCAATTAGAAGATACACCAAATACTTTTGTTATACCTAATACGTGATCTGGAACTTCTATGTAATTGTTTCTATCTTGCCAAACATCACCTTCTGGTGAAGCTTCTGATTCATCTGAATGTGTAAATCTGTATACGTCATCTGAAGTAATACGATGCTTTAAGTACATCGTCTCAACACCATCATAATGCCACTCTTGATAAAACTGAATGGCAGTATCGATGATGTCATCTACCTGATCATCATCGATATTGATTTGTAATACTGGAGCACCTAATTGTCGTTTACAATAAGCAATTAGTTCCGCCCTGCTAGATGGTCTTGCCATTTATACATAGACTCTTTTTTATATTTATACCCTATCAAAAATGAAGGGTCCGCCATCATCTTTACCAAATATCAATTGTCCATCTGGATTGTATCCAGCATCTTTAGCTAGATAATGCTGCTGGTTAAATTTAACTTCGCTTACAATACGATTACCTTTTACAATACATTCACCACATTGAGATGCTGTCCAGTAACCATCTTTGTAAGTAAAGATATAATCACAGTTGTGCTCCCAATTCATATTAAAAGATTTGAAAGCAACTTCTGTATCTGAAAGATATTCGTAGGTGTGATATTCTTGACGATACGGTTCACCTTTAGGATAAAGATATTCATACCAATTTTGTGAGTGTAATTTATTATCTCCTAGATCTTTGTACACCACACGAATCATAGCGTACTGTGATGGATAAGAAAATGCTTGGATTTTATTGACGTATTCTCCAATTATAGATTCAAATTTCATTTCACCCTCCAATAAAAAACCCCCCGTGAGGGGGGAGATAAATCATTCTACTACTTCTGTTTCAGAAACTGGAGTTTCCTCAGCAGGTGCTTCTGCTGTTTCTTCTTGAGGATCAAGGATCTGAAGAGTTTCCAGACCACCTAGAAGTTTGGTTTTATACTCCTTAGCTCTTTCTAGTTCACCTTCTAATTTGGTAATTTGCTCAGTAACATTTTTAAGTTGAGCATTAAAGTTTTCACGTAATGTAGCAGTATCAGTTGTCATTTGTCGAATCTCCTGTTGTATAAAGCTGAATGGGGGATACATAATTTATTTATGTTGTTATTTTAAGGCGTAGTAGAGTTACCCGTACCTAATCCTAGTATAGCAGCAAGTTGTTGTTTCTGTTCTAATGTAAGATTTGCTAAAGGATCTGGTTCTGGTTCTGGTGGAGCTGGTGGATTGTATTCATATTGATTTGGGTATTCTTCTAAAACAAGATGTACAGGATGTACATCCATATAAGTGTCATAAGATTCAATCAGATCAGTATTCTCATCATCAACTAAAATTCTACCAATACAAGTATCATCTTCTTTTAATACATAAAATGTTCTTACTGTCATAAATCCTCCTATTAATACCAGTATACTCTTATGTGTCCTCTTCCGCCAGCACCACCGTCTCCGCCTTTTGCTGTGACAGCACTCACAATAGATGTTGATGCTACAGTTTGTGCTTTACCACTTACAATATAATTTGTAGTTGGAGAACCAGAGACTCCTCCATTATTTATTCTTAATACTGTACCAGCAGCACCAGCAGCACCTGGGATTAGAGCATATTGAATAGTTGCGCCTGTAAAAGCACTAATACCTGTTCCTGTATTTAAAGTGTAACCACCACCAGCGCCAGTACCACCATTTCTTGCTTGAATGAAGAATGAACTATTTACTGATTGTCCAGGTCCCTGACCAGCAGTAGCACAAGAAATTGATGCTCCAGTTACAATGGTATTTGTAGCAGTAGTCACAGTAAAGTTAGCAGTAGAAGCAGTGAAGTTAGCGATAAATGATCCAGTGTTCCAAGTTTGATATACCATAAATGAAGTTGTTGATGGTACAGAAGAAACAATCCAATAACCATTATAAGCATTTGCCCAACCAGTAACACCAGAGGTTCCTAATGTATTAGCAGTAGTACCAGCAATTTGAACAAGATCACCTACTGCTAATCCATGAGTAGCAGAACAAGCAACAACAAATCCCATCAATAAAGGATTGACCGCCCCACCCCAATAAGGTGTGATGCTAGAAATAGAAACTGTTGAATATGTAGGTAGTGTTTTAATGGCAGTACCAGCAGCAACACCAGTACCAGTGAGGGATGCTCCTAGTGCTAATCTGCTGCCACCCATGCCTTGAGCTTGAGTTTGACCGCTTCCACTACAAGTAAAGTTAGCGCCAATGTTAGCAAGACCTTGACCGTATATAATATAAGTTCCAGCACCACCAGTAGTAGTTCCTGTTCCGAGAGCAACAATAGTTGTTCCAGCAGGTAAACTACTACCAGTTACTGTCATTCCAGTTGTAAAAGCACCAGCAGAAACAGAACCAATATTTAAAATACCAAATCCAGGGAGACTTGCGTTTACGCCTGTTACTGTGGCATTATTACCAGAAGTAGCAGTTTGAGAAGCAGTAATTGCTGTTACAGTTAAAGTATTGTTGGCGATAGATCCAGTTACGGCACCATTATTTGTGGTAGTAGCGGTAAAGATTCTAGCAGCCCCACCACCGCCACCACCAGCACCAGGCCAACCACCTTCACCTCCTGCTTGTCCGTATACAGAAACGTTTCCAGTATGAAGGTTTGAAACACCACCATTTCCACCTAATCCTGCCCACCCAGTTGTAAGGAGATCATAACCAGGAGTAGCAGCAGTATCAAGATTAGTTAGAAGTGGCGTAGCTGCCGTCGAAGCAGCAACAGCATTTATAGTTAATGGAATACTAATAGTATAACCACCAGTAGCACCAGTACCGTTACATTGTGCTAATCCAGAAGTTACCATTGTAGCACCGTTTGTGAATCCAGTACCACTAGCAGTAAATCCAGTAGCAGTTGATGATGTAATAGTAACAGTTTGATTGAACTGTGTTGCTGATCCAGTAGAAGCAGTAGTACCACTAATTGTTACTGTACCACCACCAGGCCACTGCCAGTTAACATTACCAGTATCTACAGTTATTGCTGTAGTTGATGTAGCAGTAATGTTTCTAATTTGAATTGGCCATGGCCATCCAGTGGCAACAACATAAGCATTAGTAGCGGTAGCACCAAAGTTAATAAATTGTCCAACACTTAAAGCAGCACCAGTATTCATTGTCAATTTAATAAGTTGAGCTTGACCCCCAGTTGTAACTGCTGTGGTAGTTAAAGTACCAGCTGCAGTTGTTGTTGATGATGTTCCAGTACTACTTGTGTAACTTAATGATCCAACGTTTGCTGGAACACCAGAAGAAAGAATAGCTGGTGCTGTGCTAAGTGATGCTCCAGCACCACCACCAGTTGGAGCTTTACCAGTTTGTGTGAGTGATCTAGAAGTAGGTGATAAAGAACTTTCAGTTGGCCAAGCATTTTGTGTTGGAGTTGCGGTTATACTTGCGTTTTGACCATTCATACCAGCAAGAGCAATATCAGTAGAATCTTGATAACCCCATAAACTAGTTGTGGCAGAAGTGACGGTGCTCCATGAATTATTAGCAACGCCAGCAGTTGTAGTACCACCACCACCACCAGCGTTTGGAGCTGGAGCACTGCTTAATGTTATTGTAGATCCTGTTTTTAACGGAATAGATAAAGTTGTAATACTGCCAGCACCGCCAGCGGTTCCACTAGTATTACCTACAGAATTAATTAAACCACCAACTCCAGCCAATCCGCCAGCAGCAATTGTACCTGTTGAGTTTGAAGATGATAGTGAAGATGCTGGAATTAAATAAGATCTATAACCACCAGATGCACCTGATGCTCCTCCACCAGATCCTGTGGCACCAGTGTTATTTCTAAATCCATGTCCACCGCCACCTCCAGCACCAGAACTCCATAATTCAATATAGAACCACTTAGCATAAGGAGCGACAGTTAATAAATTGAGTGTTGTAGTTGCTGGAATATCAATATAACCATGGCTATCAGTCCACGAAGGAGTATTGCCAACGTTTCTTAGAATTTGATTTAGTTGACCAAATTTGTTTGATTCAGAAGTAACTTGACCAGCATAGTTAATTGCTGTTGAAGTATTTGATCCAGACTGATAGTGGAATGCTAAGCTTCTAGTGTGTGTAATTGTTGTAGAAGCAGCAGATTGTGAAGTATCAACAGTATATAAACCTATACCACCATTTGAAATTGGAGTAATTGTAGGACCATTATTTGTATTAATAAATGCTGGTCCTAAATTAACTGCTCCATTAGTAATGGTTGTAGTTGTGGTTGTGGAAGAATTAACCAACCACAATCCGTAAATACCATTTACTGTTTGGTTACCATTACAATAACCATTTGGAGTTACTCCAGAAATCTGTACAAATGAACCAACTGGAATAGCAATTGGGAATGCTGAGTGGGTTACAGTAAAGCTAGATGTAGTTGAAGTGATAGCAGTAATCGTTGCTCCACTTGTTCCAGCAGTTACTACAAAACCAAATTGTGAAATTCTTGTGCCAGCAGTTACACCAGTTCCAGATAAAATATTTCCTAAAGTTAAAGTTCCAGTAGGAGCAGTAGTAATAGCAAGACATGTGGTAGCAATTTGTCCCGTAAATGTTCCTGTTGGATCAGTAAGTGATAGGTTATTGGCAGCACCAATATCAGTGATCGTTGATCTTGTTTGATAAACTGGAGCAGTATTAACGCCAGCACTAACTAATACTTGTCCTGTAGCAACAGCAGCAAGACCGCTTGTAGTGCCAACAGCAGATTGATATAGAATTGCTCCAACTGTGTTGCCAGAAGCAGGGACCGTGCTGACAGCAGTACCAGCAGCAAGAGTACTTTGGTTAACCCATTGTGGAGCTGTAGCACCAGTGTTAACGGTCAATACTTGGTTAGCAGTACCAGTTGCTAACTTAGCAGTAGCACCAGCACCAGATTGATATAAAATATTACCAGCAACACCACCAGAAATATTGTTTGATGTTCCTACTGTTACTGATGTATTAGTTGTCCATTGTGGAGCAGATCCACTTGAAGTTAAGATGGCATTAGATCCACCAATTGCCAATGTCGTTGTAGCGCCAGCAGCAGTTTGATAAGGAATAGATCCAGCAGCACCACCAGCAATATTAGTTGCTGTTCCTACTGATAAACTAGAAGCATTCGCGTAAGTAGGAGCAGAAGCACCACCAATAATTACTTGAGTTGATGTACCAAGTGCTAAAAATGCCGTTGCTCCAGCAGCAGTTTGATAAGGAATAGATCCAGCAGCACCAGCAGCAATATTAGTTGCTGTTCCTACTGCTAGTGAAGATTGATTAGTCCAAGAAGGAGCAGCTGCTGATCCTCCAGAAAGAAGAACTTGGTTAGCAGTACCAGTTGATAACTTAGACGTTGTGTTAGCAGCAGATTGATAAAGAAGTTTAAAGTTATCTCCAGCAACTGAAGTAATGTTACCAGCAGTTAAAGTAGTTGGATCTGTCCATTGTGGAGCAACTGATGTAGTATTGTAAGTAAGAACGTAACCATTTGTACCAACAGCAAGTTTAGATGTAGTTCCAGCACCAGATTGATAAAGAAGTTGACCAGCAGCCCCGCTTGAAATATTACCAGCAGTAATATTTGTTTGATCCGTCCATGAAGGAGCAGCAGCAGAACCACCAGAAATTAATACTTGGTTAGCAGTACCAGTTGATAACTTAGAGGTTGTATTGGCAGCAGACTGATAAAGAATCTTAAAGTTATCAGCAGCAAGTGAAGAAATATTACCAGCAGTTAAGTTTGCTTGATCTGTCCATGAAGGAGCAGTGGCACCAACGTTAACAATCAATGCTTGACCAGCAGTTCCGATTGCTAGTTTTGATGTAGCACCAGCAGCAGATTGATATAGAATCTGACCAGCAGTACCACCAGCAATATTACCAGCAGTGATGCTACTTTGTGCTAACCAGGATGGGTTGGCACCAGCACCACCAGTTTGAAGAACATAACCAGCAGTACCAGCAGCAAGTTTAGATGTAGTTGAAGCAGCAGATTGATATAGAATATCTCCTTGAGCACCACCGTTAATATTTCCAGCAGTAACGTTTGATTGATCTCTCCAAATTGGTTTTGTGTTTGTTCCGTCATAGAACAGTACTTGACCATCGGTTCCTACAGTGAGTTTGGCAGTAGCACCAGCACCAGATTGATAGAGAAGTTGACCAGCAGATCCAGCATCAATGTTGCCAGCAGTAATAGTATTTTGTGCTACCCATGTTGGGTTAGCGCCTGTACCGTTTGTTCTTAGAATGTAACCAGAAGTTCCTACTGCTAGTTTTGAAGTTGTTCCAGAAGCAGACTGGAATAGTAATTCACCTTGATTACCGCCAGCAATATTACCAGCAGTGATATTAATTTGATTTGTCCAGAGAGGAGCATTTGCTGTTGGATTAACAATCAATACTTGACCAGCATTACCAATTGGTAGTGATGTTGTTACGTTAGCACCAGATTGATATAGAAGTGAACCAGCAGCACCACCAACGGAAACGGCAGTAGCACTAGAAGCATTACCAGTGAACGATCCAGAGAAAATCTTGGTTGTTAATGTTCCAGTGAATGGGTTGAAGAATAATCCAGTTGTAGCATCTGTATTGTATAATACGTTGGTGTATGATACGTTAGTAGCAAAGAATGGAATAGCATATGAACTATCAGTTGCTGTTTCGGAAGTAATCTTAATTGTATTTGATTGTCCAGAAGTTAATGTACTTTGAGCAACCCATTGAGGAGCTGTGGCACCAGAGTTAACGGTTAATACTTGACCAGCAGTTCCAATATTTAATTTTGTTAGTGTTGGAGTTGTAGCGTTAGCATAGAGTAAATCGCCAACAGCATAAGAATTAATTCCAGTACCACCACGTAATGCTGATAGAGTACCAGCATCAGCATTATTCATATTAGTGTAGTAAGCACCAGTTTGATCATCTAATAAGTCAGCGTTTAAGTTTGTGACCTTGGTTGTAGATGAAACTGTTAATGGAGCAGTTCCTTGTGGAGCAGGAATAATTAATTGACCAGACTTATCAAATGAGAATGTTCTGGATGTAGTAATTGTAGTATCGGTTGATCTTGTGGCATCATCAGCGAATACAAAATCTAATCTTCCACCAGCCCCAGTTCCTACACCAGTAGCATCCGAATGCTTGAGTAAGAATCCATAATTTGATGTTTGATACTTAGTAGCACCACCAGTAATGTAGATACCACCAGCAATATGATCTCCAGAAGTTCTTAGAATTGAGTAATCTCTTGTATTGAAATCTCTTCCATCTAATAGGTCAGCATCTAATCCAGATCCAGCACCATCATTGTTTTCATTCCAAATTCTATAATCGTTTGAACCAGAGCTATAGAAGATTGAACTATTATCTTTGGCGAAGAATCTAATGGTTCTATCAGCATCTACTTGTGCCCAGGTTGCTAATGTATTAGCAGCAGATCCATTTCCAATCGCTAGGTATAGAGAAGAACCACTATTACCAATTGCCCATGTTCTGCCAGTTCCTGTGCTACCAGCAATACCTTGTAGACTTAAAGAACCACCATCAGCGATTAATCCAGCAACAACTTTATTGCTATAATTATCTGGGTCAACAACTGTATTATCAGCAAGTTGAGCAGCATCATTGACGGTAAGGAATCCAGTTAATGTTGTTGTTCCTCCAACAGAAATATTGCCAGAGGTTGAAGTATCTGTATCAGATCTCATTACCTGAGACTTGGTAATTCCTTGTAGGAAGTTAGCATTTAATCCAGAAGTATCGGTGTCATTACCAGAATGCCATACAGTGTTTGTATTGTATGTAAATCCAGCACCAGTGATGTTTAGAGAACCAGTGCCATTATCTGATGAACCACCAGTAACTTGGAATCTTACATCATAATCATTATTTCTTCCGCTTGAATGGAAGTCAATAATAGCACCATTAGCAGGTACGTTGTTTGAAACAATATTGCTATCGTTTCTTCCTAGGATTAATCTAGCACCAGTTCCATCATCTTGTAATGTAGCTGATGTATAAGTTCCAAAAGAACTAATTCTTACCGTAGTAAATGGTTGTTCATTTCCTGTTGTACCAATTCTTGTGGCAGCACCAATAATACCTGTATCTAAAGATACGGTGTAAATTACATAATTTAATTCTGTGTTAATTGTTTCTAGTGGAAACTTCTGTTCAATTTGTTTGATTGTTACTTGTCCTACGTTTTGTAGGTTATCATTATAAAGATTTAATTGTTGCCCAATGCTGTAATTTAAATCACCATTGTTTAATCTATTGGAGAAATAAATTTCGTAATGAGTAAAGTCAATATATTTTGTGAGGTTAATTGAGTTCAAGAATTTCTTAGAACTCATGATAGGTTGTAATCTAGCATCAGAAATGCTACCACCATCAAGGTTTAGAGCATTTGTATACCATGCTCTTGTTCTACCATGCATCTTGTCGGCATCTAATCCAGATCCAGCACCGTCGTTACCAGAGGTCCATACTTTATACCATTGTGACCAAGCATTTGTAGGATCGGTAGGAATGAGGTTACCACTACCACGTAGATACATGTTTGGTACAACATCATCGGCAGGAGATGCTGATGATCCACCACCACCAGAGTTAACATAAGGAGTACCATCTGTGAAAGCAAGTTGTTTAACACCACCGCCACCAGCATCGTTACCAACACCAGATGGCCTCAACGTTAGAATTGAAACTCTATCGCCTTCATTTTCTAATGTTCTATCAGCAATATTATATCTAAAGTTGGAAGAAACTCTTACAGCAAGAGTCATACCTTGAGTATATGCTGAAGGTGCTGGAACAGCATTAATAGAATCCACAATAGAATCTAGTCTTGCTGTAGAACCAGACTTACCTGTAACGTCAATTGAATATGAACCAGAGAGTCTATCTGTTCTAAGTGTACCTGCTTCTAGGTTAGAAGCATCAAGATAGAAAGCACCTTGCTTACCATCAAGTAAGTCAGCATCTAATCCAGATTCTGGACCAGTCTTAAGTGTTAGAGCACCGTTAGGACCAAAGGTATATTGTGACTTGAGGAATCTGGAAACACCTACAGTACCAAAAGCATCTAATGATGTTGTTTGGTTTGTTGTTCTCTTGATATCTACTTCAATATTGGAGAAGTAAATTTGCTGAGTAGAAACTAATCCTCTTAGTTTTGCTCCAGTACCAATTCCTAAAATACCAGGGATTGGATCTACAACAAAGTCAGTAGCGTATTGAATACCACCATCAGTGATAACAGCATTTGTAATTTTTCCACCTAGAACAGTGAATGAAGCTTTAGCTCCTGTTCCTGTTCCACCATCAGTTCTAAAGATTTCTACGTTATTGTATGTGCCATTGTTATAATATACTCCAAATGTTACAGATTCATTAGTAATATTTTGAGTTAATGTTTGATCAATATTAACAGTAGCAGTAAAATCTACACCTGGGTTTAATGGAACAACTGATGTTACTAAAGCACCAGATGGAACTTTTGATGAAAATACTTCTTGATCTTCAAGAATTCCACTGTAATCTCCTACAGTGAAGAAATTATCTCCAGAATTACCAGAAAGAATTGTGGTTGTTACAGCATCTCCAGAGTTTTCAATGAAGATTGAATCAACAAATCCACCTTTAGTGAATGAAGATTCGAACTGTAATGGAGTTTCAGTTCTAGTAAAGGTGATAATTTGACCAGGAAGAATGTCATCAGTAATCAAACTACTTATTGATACTCTTGTATTTCCTTCTACAACAGTAACATCAATTACAATTGTATTTGCTAGAATACCGTTTCCAGAAACTTTTTGACCAGTTTGAACTAATGATGTCCTTTCTAATGTGATGTAGCTTAGTCCAGCTTCAGACTTAAGATATGCTAAACGTAAGAACTTGACTTCTGGTAGTTTAATACCTTGAACAACTGGTTTGTAAGTTTGATCTCCACGTAAGAAAGTAAATGAGTTGGCGGAACCAGTACCTAATCTTGAAGAAGAAATAATACCAGTAGTAATCGAACCAGCATCAATAGTTTGTGAAGTTAGAGGAACCCAATTGCCTTCATTTTGGGAAGAAATATTAACAACTCTAGTTATATCTAATGTTCTTTGTGGAGAATTATTAGATTTAATTGTATCAACATCAGTAAACTTAACAGCGTTTTGAATCTTGATGTATACTCTACTTTCTACAAATGCCTGTAGAGAAGCTCTTTCACCAACGTAAGCATAGAAGCAAGTACCACCATCAGCAGGTTGTGGAATTGAAGATTGACCACTGAATGCTGCTGTTCCAGAAGTACCAGCAGTTGTGACTTCATATAACTCAAGACCTACATTAATTAGTTCTCCGACTGTGTAACTTTGATTAGCAGACCAAGCAATTTCTCCAACATTAATATTTACAGTTGGAGCAACAGAATATCCACTACCAATGTTTGTCATGGTAATGGAAGAAATAGCAGTGCCAACTACAGTAGCAGTTGCTGTTGCTTGTACTCCACCTCCTTGATCTGGAGCAGAAATAACTACAGATGGTGTTCTGTATTGATAGATATCACCACCAGTTGCTCTAACGATTGAGTATACTACACCAAACGATGAGGATGTAATTTGACCAATAGCACCAGTAGCACTTCCAGTTACTAATCTTCCAGTTGTAAATACGGTTCCAATATTTGGAGCATATGATAAGTATTGTGAATCAACATCATTATTAAGAATGTAAGAAACAGTACCAGTAGCAATACTAATTCCAGTATTTCCACTACCAGCAGATGTGATTGTTAATGGAACTTCATCAATTACATTCTCTGGCGATGAAGCAAGTTGAATGTAATTAGGAGCTTTCAGAATAATATAATAGGTATTTCCTTCTACAATAGGACCAGCATTTGTTGCTGGTGGAGTAGCAGCTGAACTTGTAATAGTAACAATTTGACCACTTGAGAATCCTGTTTTAGGCGTATAGATTTGATTGTTATCTACATCAATATCAGCATCGGATACGATGTCATTGAGTCTTGTTACCTGTACGGCAATATCACCAGCATTTAATCCTTCTAGAGCAAGTCTTTGATTAGTGCTTCCTACAGTATAAACTTTGAATGGTCTGATAGGTGGAATTTGATCTAGGTTGATCTTACCATCATTACCAAGTTCTACCAGAGCATTTGGAATTGGATTGTTTGAATATGGTTTACCGAAGTATGGACCAAGGTTATTGGTAACGAAGTCTTTAACCGCTTTCTGTGTTGGTAGTTTTTGGTTGGTAGCAGCAGCACCACCCATTGTTGGTGAAACATCAAATCCAGTAATGATTAGATCTCCACCACGAATACGTAAGAATTCAATTTCAGAAATCGATACCTGACCAGTAAAGTAAATGTTACCAGTACGGTTTTGCATTTTAACGGTTAGACCAACTTTAAAGTCACCAGCTTCATCAGTACCAGAAGCATATACTCTACCGTAACGTTGTGAAACCTGTTCGTTTTCTTCTTTCTTTTGACCACCATTTTCTGGTAGACCGTAATAATCAGTACCAGAACCAATGTATTCAAATGAGTGACCCGAGGAGTTAATAATAGAAGGTCTGTATAGTCTGATTGTCTTACCAATCAACTCAGATGTGTTTAGGTTAACTCTTTGACCAGTAGTATTATTTCTAAGGAGTAGAGCATCGTTGAATTCAACTCTAGCAGATACTTGACCAGTACCACCTACAGTAGCTCCAGTAACTACAGTGACGTAGTATTCAATACCAGATACTACATTGCTATAACCATCGATCTTCATTACGAAGTTTTCAACTGGTTTTCTACCTAGTCCATTGATCTTGAATACAGTTTTACCAGCAGAAGTTGTAGCGATTTCTCCGATAGTACCAATATCAAATGGGTATGGATCTTTTCTGTATCCTACAGCACGTAGAGCATAAGTACCAAAGTTTGAAGCAGAGTTGGTAACAGAAGCATATCCACCAGATTCAGCAAGAATACCATCTTGACAGAAGATACAGAATACAGATACCAACTGACAGTATCCATCATTGTTGACTAGGTATCCTGTACCACCTTGAGAAATGATGGTGAAGGCGTTAGCAACCATCGACTTACCTTGTGGAGCAAGTTTTGCTTTGCCATCTTCTCTTAGTCCTGGGCGAGGAACGTTGATTTGTTTGATCTTAGATCCATCAACTTCACAACCACCGCCACCTAAGAATGAAATAATAGAACAGTTTTGGATGTAAGGTGATACCTCAATAATATCGTTGGCATTAATCATTCTGCCACGAATTACAGGACGGTTGCTGGCATCAATCATTGTGCCAGAACCTTGTACAACTGTAGGATTATAAAGAGTTCCTGGGTTTATAATAGGCGAATAAGAATTTTGTGCTACAATATCAGGTAATCCATTTCCATTTAATACAGAAGATAGAATATCAAAAATAGTTGTGATAGTAGATACAACGTTAGCACATTCTGGATATGAAGAATCAACAGTGATGAAATCATCAGTAAATGGTCTTTGTGTTCCTTTAAAATATGCCCCAGAGAAAATACCAGGAATATTTTGTGATCTGTAAACAGTTACGTTATAATTTGTACCATATGTTGGTGATGGTAGTGGAGCTCCAGATTGTTCGAGAACTAAATCTAAAATACCCCACAATGAAGTAATTGTTGATTGTATATTAGCACAAGATGCTGGATCTGTATTTGATCCAGTAGAAGGATCTGCTAAGATAGTTAAATCTTTATAAGCAGTTTCTGATGTGTATGTTCCAGTACTTGGGAGAGTATTTGTTACAGCTTGAAGAACTAAATTCTTAGCATATTCAAAAGCGTAACGGGTCTTGACAACTTGATCATTAACGTAAATAACAGCACCAGAAGAATTGAGATATGATTTAGCTGCCTGTATACTACCAGAGTTACCACCAAGGATTAAATCTTTAATCCAAGCAGTCATATTGAGTTGAATATCTCTCTTACACTTAGGTTCGTTTGGAATATTAATAAGAGGATATTGATTATTGGCAGCACCAAGAGCTTCTTCAGCAATATATTTGAAGTTCTTAGCAATTAAAGTAGCAGCATCAATCTTAGTTCCACCAGATTTATTGGTAATAATATCAATAAAGATTTGGAATAAAGAATTGATAGAAGATTCAACGAATGAGCACTGTGGATAACCAGCAGGATCCAATAGATTTGAATTTGTTACATAGTTTGAGGTAGCAAATTGCTTAGTATATTGTGTGTTAGAACCATTGATATACCAATTTCTCATAGCAAGAACTGCTAAATCTTTAGCTTTCTTGAATGTTTCGATACTTTGAATTAACTGATTACCAATGCTATCTAAGTGACCAGCAGCATCTCTATAATAAGTAGCAGCTCTAATAGTCTCGGAGTTTCCACCATACCTTAAATCATGAATAAGAGCATCTAATACATATCCAATATCTCTCTTACATGTAGCATTATTGTATTGTGAAACAAGTTCAAGATAACCAGTTGATGGAGTAAGAGTAGTTAGATAAGGATATCTGTCTTCAATATATCCTACTGCTTCATCAGCAATGAATGTCTTGTTAGCAGCAATACTATTAGCAGCATCAAACCATGGAGCACCTACATTGCTGTAGGTGAAGTACAGAGTTGCTGAAGAAGTAGAAACACTAGCATTAAATGCTGTAGCAGTTAAAGATTGTGATCTTCCTAAGGTTACTGTATTATTGGTTCTGTTAATTCCAATTACGTAAGCATAGGTATTGCCATTTGTATATCTAAATTGATTGGCAGATACTCTCATTCCAAGAACAACACCATCAGTATTTGGTAGAGTAACTACATTATTGTTGTTTACTGTGGTACAATTTCTAATTTCAAAGTTCCAATTTCTAGCAGCAGCAACAGAAAGATGTTTAGCATACTCATAAATGTGTAGAGTTTTTGCTAGTTCGTTATTGACATAGGTTACGTTTCCTGTAGCACCAGAAATATAAGCATCAGCAGCAGTTGTGATACCTGTGTTACCACCTAGAATTGTATCTTTTTGTACTGCTCTTAGAATAAAACGAAGATCTCTCTTACATTTTGTTATGCTAGGAATTGAAGTTGATGGATATTGATTTTCTCCAGCAGCAAGAGCTTCTTCAATAATGAACTTCTCATTAATAGCAATTTGATTGGCAGCATCTAAGAATCTATTTGAAGCATTTCCTGATAGAATATCAACAATTAAATCAAATCTATTTGTAATGTCAGAAGCTACGTTAGTACAATATGGTATATTTGTATCTTCAATTACGAATGGATCTTGTACATAATCTAAATCAGCATACTGTTTTACATAGTATTGCTTTTGAGGAAACTCTTTCCAGTTTCTCATAGCAAGAATACATAGATCTCTTGTCTTTCTGAAAGCAGATAGAGATTGAATTAACTGACCATCAATAAATGTGATTGGACCATTGCCACCAGTTTTGTAGTTGTTAGCATAAGTAATGCTATTTTTGTTTGATCCTAGTGTGATATCATTAATCACAGCATCAATCATGTACTTGATGTCTCTAATACACTTCTGTTCGTTTAGAGAATAAGTGCCTCTCGAAACTGTAATTGAATTTAATGCTGTTAAATTACCAGCAGTAACAGTTGTAGTTACAATAGAAACTAGAGTTGTAATATTAGAAGCAACGTTAGCACATGATCTTACATCATAGTTATCGTTAGTTACAGCATCAGGAGTAATTGTAAAGTCTCTGTAAAGCAATTGATTTCTCATGGCATCAATCATGAGATCTCTAGCTTTGTTGAATGCTGTTACTGATTGATTTTCTTCTCCAGATAATCCGTTTGTAATTGGATTTCCTTCTTGGAAATAATAACGGGCAGCATTAATTGTACGCCAGTTAGATCCGTCGTAAACATCATCAGCGACGGCATCTACAATGTAACCTAGGTCTCTAGCACAAATAGATTCACCAGGATTGAATACTCCAGTATTTACTGTTGATTGATCTAGAGATAGAAGATTACCAGCAGTAAGTGTTGAATTGATGAACGTTGATAGAGTATCTAAAGCAGCCTGAACATCAGTACAAGAAGCAGCATTACCAGATTGAGATACTGGGATGTTACCACCACCTCCACCATAATTAGCAGGACCAGAAGTTAATGTTAAATCTTTAGTATAAAGTTGATTAGTAACTGCTTTCTTCATCATGGTGTTTGCCATGGCAAAAGCAGTAACCGAAGGACCTTCTTCTCCAAGTAATCCATTTGTTAATGGGGAAGAAACATTAGTGAAGTATTGGGTTACAAAATCACGAGAATATTTGTTTCCTTTTGTGAAAAGATCAAGTGAAACAGCATCAGTGAAGAATCCAATATCACGCTTACACTTTAATTGATTTGGTGATGGTGATCCTTGACTTGAAGCAGCAAGGAATTGTGCTGCTGTAGAACCACCTAGATTACCAGCAGTGATAGTTGAGGTAACCGTAGCAGTTAATGTATCTACAAATGTTCTTACGTTAGCACAAGAAATATCACTTACGTTTGAACCAGTTAAAGGATCAGCAGTAATTGTTTTATCTTTAAAATAAAGTTGGTTTGTGATGGCACCTTTGATTACATCTCTTGCTTTATTGAAAGCAATGTTTGAAGGTAGTTGCTCTCCATTTAATCCAGCACTAATCCAAGTAGTACCATCTGGTGTGAAGTAATAAGTTAAGAATTTTCTGACGTTGTAGTTACCACCTTGCTTGAGATCTTTCTCAATGGCATCTACAAAGTAACCTACATCACGCTTACACTTAGTTTCTCCAGGTGTAATTGTGGCAGATACTTCAGCAGGTAGTCCTGTTAAAGTACCAGCATTAATTACAGAAGTTACAATTGTTGTTAATGTATCAACAGCAGTTCTTACGTTAGCACATGATGTTTCATCATTATTTGAGTTTGTTGTTGGGTCAGCAGTGATTGTAAAGTCTTTTGTATAAAGTTGGTTTGTAATTGCCAACTTCATAATATCCCTTGCTTTATTGAAAGCAACAATTGATTGTGCTTCTTCTCCTAAAAGACCGTTTGAAATTGGAGAACCATTATTAAAGTATTGTTGTACGAATTTTCTTGTGTAAACGTTTCCACTTCCTTGGCAGATATCTAAAGAAATAGCATCAATAAAATAACCGATGTCACGCTTACACTTGGATTCGCCAGCAGGAATTGTACCTGTTGTTTCTGCTGGTAGACCATTAACATTTCCTGCTGTAATAACTGATGTAACTACAGATGCTAAAGTATCAATAGCAGTTCTTACGTTAGCACAAGAATTTGGATTAGTGTTTGATGGACTACCAGAAGAAGGAGATGGGTCTGCTGTGATTGTTAAATCTTTGATTGTTAACTGGTTTGTGATAGCAGACTTCATCAAGTCACGAGCTTTATTGAAAGCAACGTTTGATTGTGCTTCTTCTCCTACAAGACCATTTGAAATAGGATTACCATTATTAAAATACTGTAGGATAAACTTACGAGTATATCTGTTACCACCACCTTGAGCGATATCTAGAGAAAGAGCATCAATAAAGTAACCTAAGTCACGCTTACATTTTGTAGGACTTGGGTTTACAAATGTTGGGTATTGAACGGCAATTTGAGCAAATGCTGTATCAATAATTTCTTGTCTGTTTAATTGAATTAAACGATACGAATCTTTGAATCTTGATGTTGAATTTGATTGTGTATCACCAGGATAGTAGAAGTCTGGATACTGTACACCAATTTCAGCAGCTGCTCTATCAATAATTTCTTGTCTGTTCTGCTGAATTAAACGATACGAATCTTTAAATCTATTTACAGCATTGCTGGCAGAATCACCAGGAATTACAAAGTTATTTCCCCAAGCAGTTTCGCTGTACTGAGCAGAGATTTCAGCAACAGCGCGGTCAATGATTTCTTGCTTGTTGTTGTAAACTAGATTGGCGGCATCTTGGAATCTATCATTATATCCAGAAACTTTTGCTGCTAAACTGTTTAAATTGCCAGCAGTGATTGGACCAGTAATTACAGTGGTTAGGGTATCAATCGTAGTCTGTACATCAGCACAAGAAGCAGCATTACCAGATTGAGATACTGGAATGTTACCACCAGATCCACCATAGGTAGCAGGTCCAGCAGTTAAAGTTAGATCTTTTGTATAAAGTTGATTAGTAATCGCCTTCTTCATCATGTCACGAGCCATGTTGAAAGCAACTACAGATTGTGCTTCTTCTCCTACCAATCCATTGCTTAATGGAGTTGTGGCATTAGTGAAGTATGATTGAACAAATTTTCTGCTGTAAGTATTTCCACCAAGGAAAACATCTAAAGCAACAGCATCAATTAAGAATCCTAAATCTCTCTTACACTTAGATTCACCAGCAGGAATGCTTCCTGTAGTTTCTGATGGAAGACCTGTGAGATTACCAGCGGTAATTCTATCAGTAATTAACGTTGTTAAGTTTGTAATTGCTGTTTGAACATTGGCACAAGATGCTGGATTAGTATTGGATCCAGTATCTGGATCAGCAGTTACAGTCAAATCTTTGATTGCTAATTGGTTAGCAATCGCTTTTTTCATTTCATCACGGGCTTTATTGAAAGCAGCAATCGATTGTGCTTCTTCTCCTACTAAACCGTTGCTGAGTGGAGTTGTAGCATTAGTGAAGTATTGTTGAATAAACTTACGTGAATATACATTTCCTCCACCTTGAGCAATATCAAGAGAAACAGCATCAATAAAGTAACCTAAGTCACGCTTACACTTGGTTCCATTCGTATCACCAGGAATAGAACCACCAGAAGCAGCATAAGCAGTATTGATAATACTTGTTTTATTTTGTTGAATCAGACGATAAGCATCTTTAAATCTTGAAGTTGCTGTAGTTTGAGAATCACCAGGATAATAAAAATCTGGATATTGAATAGCAATTTCAGCAGCTGCTCTATCAATAATTTCTTGTTTGTTTTGCTTGATTAATCTATAAGCATCAAAGAATCTGCTACGTGGATTTGTCTGAACATCGCCAGGGAAGTAGAAGTCTGGATATTGTACAGCAATTTCAGCAGCTGCTGTATCAACAATCTCTTCTTTGTTTTGTTGAATTAAACGATAACCATCAAAGAATCTGCTATTAGCATTAGTTTGGTCATCTCCAGGGAAGTAGAAATCAGGATACTGTACTCCAACTTCAGCAAGAGCTTTCTCAATGATATATGTACGATTCTTTTTGATGAGATTTGAAGCATCCTTAAATCTCATTGAGTCATCTAGATATACATCTGGACGAACAACAATATTTTCTACAACACCTTTTACTGCTTTGCTTATGTAAATTCTAGAAGTTTCTGTTGCAAAAGAAGTAATATAAGTGTTATCTTGAATATTAGCACCACTAATTAATTGACCAACTTTTAAATTAGTGAAACTTGATACTTGTAAATATGCTGGATAAGCATCAACAGCACTATTTGTAACTACGTTTTTATTGAACGTAGGTAGAGGATAAGCAAATCCTTTGTAAGTATCTTTTAACCAACCAGTTACTTCCTGAGCAATAAAATCTTTATTTGATTCAATTAAATTAGCAGCATCGAAATAACGATATGCTACGTTATTAGTTACAATTTTTTGAATTAATGTGAATAAAGAATTTAGAGCAGATGCTACGTTAGTACATTCTGGGAATTCTGGATAATCTGTAGTTCTAGGAACAAGGTTATCAAACCATAGAGGAGTGAATGAAGTTTGTCCTTCAGTTAATTTTAAATTAGTTGGTCTTTGACCAGTTCCAAAAGAATGATCCGAACCAGATTGACCAGTAGCATATTTCCAAATAATGAATTGAGTTGGAGAAACTACTTCCTTAATGTAGTAATCTGATTCTACTTCATTGCTTTCATTATATGTGTAAACTCTCATTTTTGGAACTAATCCAAGAGTAGAAGCAACTTCTACTACATCACTTCCTGCTTTGAAAGTACAATTAATTTTTGTCTTCCAGTTCCTCATGGCAAGGACACAGTAATCTCTTGCTAATTGGAAAGCATAGCTAGATTGTCTGTGCTGATTATCAATTAGATATAAAGAGTTATTAGCATTATTAATATAAGTTTTTGCTGCTTCAATACTAAGAGCATTTCCTCCATATGGAAGATCAGCAATTACGGCATTAATAACATGTTTAATATCTCTCTTACACTTGTTCTCGCCATCAGTTGTATTTGTTGTTACGGTAGGTAGTGAATTTAAATTACCTGCTGTAATTACTGTGGTTACAATAGATGCTAAAGTATCAATAGCACTTCTTACGTTAGCACAGTTAGTTTCTTTTACATTTAATTTTGTAGTTGGATCAAACGTTAAAGAAAGATCTCTAAATGGTTTAAATGTAGAATACTTTCCTTTTAAAGGAAGAGAGTTTGTGATAGCAAGTTTAGCAAAATCTCTAGCTTTGTTGAAAGCAGCAACTGATTGTGCTTCATCTCCAACTAATCCACCAGAAATAGGAGCACCAGAAACGGAATTGAAATATGATTTTGCTACAGCAATACTATTTCCATTTCCACCATCATATAAGTCGTTAGCAATTCCTCTTAAGAAATACTTAACATCTCTCCTACATTTTGTTTGAAGACTTAAATTTTGTTGACCCCAAGTAGCAGCATATGAAGATTCTGTCCATAACCATCCAATGACTTCATCGGCAATATAATCTAAGTTCTTGTAAATTAAGTTTCTAGAATCTTTAAATCTATATCTGGTTGGATCTGTTCCAGGATAAATGAAGTCTGGATATTTGGATGAAATAGCGCCAGTAATTTCTTCAGCAATAAAATCTCTATTATTTCTTATAAATGTTACGGCATCTAACCATCTATAAGAAGTAAATACAGAATCTGAGAATCCGTATGGTGAGTTTAAGAGCGTTAATTCAACATAACTTGTTTTAGATCTTGCTGTACACTTACCAGCAGGAGGTAAATATACAGTGTTATGATTTGGTCTAAGTTGTTTCTTAATTACAATTCTTCTTGAGAAACCATCAGCATCATAGAGAACTTGATCAACTCTTTGATAACCAAAGAATGATGCTAATTCTGCTGGAGCATTTGCTGGTTTTGTGATATTAACAATATCAAATTCTTTTAGATCATGTAATCCAGAGAATTTAAAAATAACACCACCACTTCCAGCAGTTGGTGTTCCTAGATCTCCAGGAGTTGGATATGTTGTCCATTGAGTGCTGTCAATAGATTCTACAACATAATTTCTTACTTCTCCATCAACGTATTTTACAACTTCACCTTCTGCTCTTGTTGATGTAAATTTACCTGCTTTAGCAGTATAAATGGTATTTCCTATTTGATAGGAAATGTTTTCATCAGCAATATATGAGAAAGCAGGAGAATTTTCTTTTACTGTAATGTTTAAAGATGCCTTTGTTTTATCACCAACATAAATGTAAGCACAAGTTCCTTGTGTTGCTGTTCTTGGTGTAGAGTCTTGACCAGCAAAAGGAACTGTACCAGAATCTCCACCTACACTAACACGGTAAATAGAATTATTTACAGATACAACATCACCAACGTCATAAGTAGCATTAGCACTCCAAGCATAATCTGGAATTGGAGTGGCAAAAACTATAGAGGTGATCGTAGAAGTACAAGAAGTTGTATCACCTAAAATGATACCATCAGTAGCACTACCAGCAGTAGCGGCAGCAATAGCTGCCTGTAGTGTTGTTATATCTCCATTATGTTCTTTAATTTCAAGTAAAGCAGTTCTTTGACCGAACATTTTATGTCCGATCGGGAAGTTTCTTTTAAATGCTTCACCACCAATCTCTTCATCAAAATAAAATCTTTGCTTGTCATCAAAAACGAAAGCAAAGTTAAATGTGTAAGCAGGATTACCTTCCGAATCTAAAGCATCACGGAAAGTAATACCATTCATATAGTTTTGATTACTGGCTTTAAACATATGTTTGCCAGGATTCAATGGTCTTACGATTACAAGACGTAAGTTGTCACCAATTACGGAACATAGTGGTGGAATTGAAATTGGGTTATCTTCATAATATTCACCACCAGCAACAATTAGAGTTTCTCTACCAGGAGTAGAAGCAGCAATCTGAGCAGCTCTTTTGATTGTTTTTACTGGTTTTGCTGGAGAACGACCATTGTTTTGATCGTTTCCAATTTCAGACGAAACGTAAACACGACCACCTACGTCATTTGTAGCAACGTTATATACAAATTGAGTGGTGGCAATTCTATCACTTTGATCGCCTAGTGGTGGAGTGATCGATGTTGGGTATAAAGTTTCTCCGTAATATGGAAGATTTGGATTGGTTAAATTAGTATAAGAAACTAACTCAGGAGCATTTAATCTAATTTTTGGAGTTACGAAATTTCTTACACTTAGGTTATTAACAGTAGCACTATCACTAATAATAGATGAAGAAGTTCTGATAGCACCTAAAATATCTAAGTCATAATCAATACTGTCTAACTCACAAGTAGCTCTTGCTGTAATACCAGTTATTGGTGCTTCACTAAATGTAATTGTTGGTGGAGTTACATATCCTAAACCTGGATCTACGATAACTACGGAAAGAATAGAACCAGTATCAGGATCTCTAACAGCACTTAGAACAGCTGTTTTAGCATTTGGGTTATTACCAGTTGGAGCACTCGCTGTAACTGAAGGAGCATCAAGATAACCGCTACCTGGATTGGTGATGGTAACTTTAAAAACTTTTTCACCAGTTTTATTAATACCTACTCTCGATCCAGTTTCTTTCTTTATAATTCTTACAATTTCTTTATTATTGCTTCCTAAACCAGAGCTAATAGTAACAAATTCTTTACCATCAATATTAAGCTGATTAGCTTCAATTTTTTCCTTGCTTGGATTAAACTTTAAGCTCATTTGTTATTAACTCCGTAGTATTAATAAAATAGTAGTGCTCTATTAGTAGTATTTATAGGGAAAACGTAGAGGAAACTATCTCTAAATTACAAACCCATTTAACTGCTTGGGAAGGATTTACTGGATTTCCGACACAAGTAAAACTTACTTGGTTGCCAGAAAAATATGGTGATACTGACCACGTTATATTTTGTGGAAAGGATTCGATATAAATTGTTTGAAGATTAGAAATTTCTGTAATTACATCATTTGAACATAATAAACATGATTCGTAATTTATAGAATATTTCTTATCAGTATTTTGTCTATTGATTGCCACAATATTTGCCTTCAAAAAATTAATAGAATTTGAAGGAAGTTGAGGATATAAACTGGTGGCATAATTACCAAGAGTTAAATTCGTTGATTGAGTATCCAAAGAAGTTGTGGCAATTAAAATATAATTATTCTTCTTCGAATTATCTAAATCATATGAATGATTTACTTCAACCGAAGTAATATTTTTCAGATCAATATTTCTGCCATCGTTTGCCTCTAAAAAAGAAACAACAATTCCATCATTATCTTCTACGCTGAACCCTTTGCCAGCAATGAAATTTTTTCTAGACATCTAATTTATTTTCTGATTGAGGTCTTACTTATTTTTGAAGTAAATTGTGTGGCAGTTCCAGTGTATCCTGGTACTTTGCTAACTGTTATATTTAGTACACCAGCAGTTACAGCCATAGAATACTCAACTATTTTTTGTGATGTGAACACATCATTACTTTCTGAGAAATAAGCATTGTTTGAATCATCAACTATACATGTTACTTCAGTGATTTCATAGTCTCCGCCATTTGAAGAAGTTTGAATCAAGACTTTAGCAGATCTATATTCACTTGTAGTAAATATTGGTATAGTAACGTCAGTAGTAAATGTTAATGAAACTTCGCTCTTTAATGTAAATTCTTTTAGATTTACAAATGTACCAGTGTTGTCTACAAAGGTTTCAAATGATCCATCATTTGAATAATCAATTTCTATTGCTCCTAAGGAGCTACCTTGCTTGGTAAATCTTAAGAAACTTACTCCATTAACATTAAGAGCAATATTACTTGTTGTAGTTGAAAGAATAGGAGTTGTTGTGAAATCAACTTTAAAGATTCCTTGACTTAAAGATAGATTTGTATTCTGTAACTCAACAATAGGAGAACTATTATAGTTATTGATTGTGAGTAAATTACCAGCAGTTCTGGTAGAATTCATTGTTACAGTATCGCCGTTCAATGTCAATACAGAATAGTTTGATCCGTCCTGACTGAATACTAAATCATACTTCTTGCTAGCACTGAATTTATTCGAGATAGTTCTTACTGTTTCAAGTTCTAATACAGTTCCAGATAATTGAACTGAATTTGTACCATTATTGTAGAAGTAGAAAATATTTTCATTAGCGCCTGGTGAAGTTTCGGCAAGTAGATATGTGTTGCCATCAACGTCTCTTACGCCACCAATAGAACCCCACTGAGATCCATCATATCCTTCAAATAAAGTTCTTGAGGTATTAAATCTGATTAATCCAGTTACTACTTCAGTTGAAGGTCTTTGAGCTTCAGATCCTAGAGGAACTCTTAAACCAGTATTGGTATCAATTTTTACAATTCCATTTGTAGATGGTTTGATATTGATACCAGAACCAGATACATCAGTTACTGTAAAGTTAATTGTTTGATTACCAAATGTTGCTGTTACAGAATCTCCAATAGCATAACCAGATCCACCTTGAGCAATAACAATGTTTGAAGGAAGTAGCTTACCACCTGATACAATTAGATTTACTCTACCACCAGAACCAGATCCACCATTGACTACTCTGTTATTGTAAGTTCCATTAGCAACTTGAGCAACATTAATATCACTTGTGGTTAATCTTACAAGTACACCAAATGAATTGCTTACATAAGAAGTATCTTGAATGAGTTGGTTGCCAGATAAAGTGATACCTTTCAATACTTTTGAATTCTTGGAATATAGATCACCAATACTATTGAGATCACCCGATGCTATATCCAATCCAATGGTTTGAGTGTAATCAGAAGTTCTAGCAACAATAGCATTATTACCAGTCAATGATCCATTGAATACAAAGTCAGATGATGTATCATTTACATTATAATTTAAATCTCCACTGTTTGATTTTATAGCATTTGTGGTAAATTCTAGGTTATTTACAGTTAACTTATTATTCGTAGCATCGTGATATAAAGTTCCGCCATCAACTTTAAGATCTCCCTGAACTTCTAAACCTACGTTTGTTGTCCAGTAATTAGAAGCAGCAGACCAAGTGATAGTTTTATTTGAGCTTGCTTTTAGTGTAATACCACCACCATTAGCTGTAGCATCGGTTGGAGTATCAATTGAACCAAGTTCAATATTAATATCATCGACTGTTACTACAGTTGAATTTAGAGTTGTTGTCGTTCCGTCAATAATCAAGTTACCTTTGATTTGTACATCACCAGTATTGTTACCTACAACTCCTGGGTCAAGTACAATTAAACTGTTGGCAGAAGTAATTTGATTAGAAACAATTCTGATTTCTTCAATAGTAACTCCACCAGTTCCGTTACCTGTAATAGTGATGTCGCCATTTGTATCGGTATTGGTAATTGTATTTCCATTGATATTGATGTTATCAGCATAGAAGTTACCAACAACTGTCAATACAGATTCATCAGTTAATTTGCCAAAGTTTACATCGTTAAATGTTTCAACAACACCATTTCCATTTGCTAGGAAAGTAATGTTTCCATTTGTATTTGTAGAACTTAATGTGTTACTTGTAATTCTTAAGTTATCGGCATTGAACTGACCAGTTACAGTTAACGTGGCGTTAGTAACATTGAAGTTCTTAGCAGTTGTTGTTGATCCAGTTCCATTTGGTGTTAATACTATATTAGCGTTTGATCCAACAGAAGAAAGAACATTACCAGTAATCTTGAGCGTTTCAACAATAACTCCAGTGGTGTCAATAGAAGCTAATGTGCTTCCTGTCATTCTCAAGTTATTGGCATTAAGAGTTCCAGTGACAGTTAATGTTGAATTATTGACTGAAGTTCCAATATCAACGGCATTGATTGTAGTGGTCTTGCCAGTACCATTTGGAGAAAGAATGATATTACCGTTAGTGTTTGTTGAACTAATAGTATTTGTATTGACTGCTATATTTCCTAAAGTGGATGTTGATGTAACAGTAAGATTAGCACTGATGCTTACATCTTTTGTAGTCGTTGTCTTACCAGTACCATTAGGTGTTAATACAATATCTCCATTAGCAGTTGTTGATGAAAGAACGTTTGTATTAATCTTTAATGTTTCAATGATAACACCTGTAGTATCAATGGAAGTTAATGTACTTCCAGTCATTCTTAAGTTATTGGCGTTGAGAGTACCAGTAACAGTTAGGGTTGAGTTGTTTGGTCCAGTACCAATATCAACAGCATTTATAGTTGTTACTTTTCCTGTACCATTCGGTGAGAGAATGATATTGCCATTAGTATTTGTTGAACTAATCGTGTTGGTATTGATTGCTATATTTCCTAACGTAGAAGTACCAGTTGTAGTTAAGTTGGCACTAATGCTTACATCTTTTGTGGTTGTTGTCTTACCAGTTCCATTTGGTGTGATAACAATATCACCGTTAGTTGTTGTTGACGAAAGAACATTACCAGTAATCTTAAGAGTTTCAACAATAACACCTGTAGCATCAATAGAAGCAAGAGTGCTTCCAGTCATTCTTAAGTTGTTAGCATTAAGAGTTCCAGTAACAGTTAATGTTGCCGATGTTACTCCAGATCCAATGTCAACAGAGTTTAATGTAGTTACTTTACCAGTACCATTAGCAGAAAGAATGATATTACCGTTAGTGTTTGTCGAACTAATAGTATTGGTATTGATTGAAAGGTTTCCTAGAGAAGATGTAGAAGTAACCGTTAAGTTGGCACTGATGCTTACATCTTTTGTGGTTGTTGTCTTACCACTACCATTCGGTGTAATAACAATATCTGAATTTGCTACTACAGATTGAAGAGCATTACCAATGATTCTTAAATTCTCAACATTAATTCCAAGTGAATTTGTCGAAGTAATATCATTGGCATTTAAGAAAATATTGTCAACTGTTGTATCACCAACAACAACTAATGATGATAAGTCTCCTGAATTACCGAAAGAAACATCATCTACTGTAATAATTTTTCCAGTGCCATTAGCATCTAAAATAATATCGCCATTTGTATTAGTAGAACTAATTGTATTGGCAACTATATTAATATTTCCTGCTTGTAAATTACTAAATGTAGCAATTCCTAATAAAGTATTACCATCAACTTTTAAATCTCCTTTTACTTGTAACAATCCAGTAGCATCACCAACAGCAGCTGGGTCAATAATAATTGTTGAGTTAGATGATGTGATTTGATTATCAGTAACTTTTAACGTTTCAATATTAACACCACCAGTTCCATTAGCATAAATTGTTAGATCACCATTGGTATTTGTTGTAGTAATAGTGTTTCCATTTAGATTAATATTATCTGCTTGTAGATCACCATTTACAGTTACAGTAACATCTAGAGGAGTTGAAATATTTCCAAAGGTAGTATTGGCATTAAATTGCTCTAAGCTAGCATGTGTAATAGTATTACCAGTGCCAGCTTGAATTGTCATATCACCACTAGTACTTAATGTGCTAGTTCCTAACGTGAATGTATTAGCAATTAAAGTGCCAGTAACAGTTAATGTTGAATTATTTGCTACTGTTCCAATATCTACATTATTAATTGTGGTTACTTTACCAGTACCATTTGGAGAAAGAATGATATTACCGTTAGTGTTTGTTGAACTAATTGTATTAGTAGCAACTCTTAAATTATCTAAGTTTGTTGTTCCAGTAATAGTAACAGTTCCAGAAATATCAGTGCTCTTAGTGATGTTTAGTTTACCAGTTCCGTTTGGAGATAATGTAATACTACCGTTTGTATTAGTAGCTAAAATTGTATTACCGTTAAAATTAAAGTTATCTAAGTTTGTTTCACCAATAACCGTTAAGATAGATTCATCAGATGTTTTACCAAAATTTACATCATTATAAGTTACTAATTTACCAGTGCCATTAGCAGCAATGATAATATCTGAATTAGTTTTTGTACCAGTAATTGTTGTGCTATTAATATTAAGATAATCAGCAGTAAATGTACCGAATACACTTACATCAGCAATATTAGCAAAAGTTAATTCTTCGGCACTAATGAAAGTATTTGTGTAATTACTTAAAGTGATAACAGTTCCATTAATACCAGAAACTGTAGTTCCAGATGGAATACTAGTAAATGAAGTATTTGATTCTACGTCATTTCCATTAGAAATACCAACTGCTGAAACTACATTAACTCTTAATGGATCGTAGGTTGTGAGATTTCCAGTTACTCCTGTTGATAATGTAGACGAAATGTTTATCTTTTGAGTAATCGTAGCAACAGTTAAAGTTAAATCAGATCCAGTAGCACCAATGCTTGCTACAGGAACTGTGATAGTTTCATTGACAGCAAAAGAAGCACCGCCATCATCTACAACAACAGTAGAAGCGGCACCAGTAGCATCAATTGTAATTGTGAAGGCAGCACCGACTCCAGAAGCAGATCCACTTAAATTTGTTACAGAATACACTCCAGCAGTTCTAGCAGGATCAGCACTACTTGTAGTTACTGTAGCAATGTATCCACTAATAATTGAAGTAATGTACGTTGTAGATGGAATTGAAGCAGAAACAAATCTATAACCAACTCCAATTAAAGATAAATCATCTGTAGATAAGAAATAGTTATTACCAGAAGTTCCAGATAATGTAATTAAATCATATAATGATGTAGCAGTAGAAGTGGCATAAAGAACACCGAATTTGTTTGTTCCTGTAGTTGTTGTAGTACCACTAATTAAAGTATTACCAGCAACTGTTAAAGTTCCACCAATGTAAACATCTTTTACAATTCCAGCACCACCAGCAACATATAAAGCACCAGTTAATGTGTCAGTAGCATTACTTGTTGAATTAATTCTAACGATAGGTATAGTGTTACTAATTTCTAACGATAATGGACTATTGACATCAGTAGGAGCAGTTCTACCAAGTGTCATTCTTTGAACACCACCAGTATAGAATTCTAAAGTATTATTAGATTCATTTGGACTTCTTTCTGGAATAATGTATGTTTGGTTGTCTACAGATCTTACACCACCAAGAGAACCCCAGGCAGTTCCGTTATATCCTTCGAAGTATAATCCAGTGGTATTAAATCTAACCATACCAGCTACACCAGTTGGTTGTTGTGATGTTAAACCAGCTGGTAATAGCATAGCATTTGTGCCACTTATCTGTACATAACCAGTTCCATTTGGTGTTAAGAACAGATTTCCGTTAGTATTTTCTGTGGAAAGTGTATTAGTAGTTAATCCTAAGTTTCCAATGTATGCTTTTCTGCTGAGATAGATATCTCTCCATTTCTGAGAACTTGTACCAATATCATAGGTAGCAGTTACATCAGGAATAATTGTCGAGTTAATATCAGCATTAAATACAATGTTATCAGTGTTTAAATCACCAAATGTGATTGTACCACCAGTTCCTTGACCAGCTCTAAATGTAATATCTCCATTAACTGTAAGGTTTCCAGAAACAGTTGTATTCTTATGGAGAGTAATAGATTCAGCACCAGTTGAAGTTGATAATGTGATATATGGATTTGTGCTTTCCTTAATTACAAATGACGAAGCGTTGTTGTTTAGAATCGTTAGAGAAGTAGCAGCTGCTGAAGTATCAACTGTTCCGCCTTGAACAGTTAGAGTTCCTGAAATTACTGTATTACCTGTTGTAGAAGCAACCGTGAATTTGTTGACGGGAGTTCCAGCACCATCATTAATAAAGAAGTCTTGTGAAGTTCCACCCTTGAAGATAAAATCTCCAGTTCCATTTGGATCAATTGTAATATCACCATTAGCATTTTCCGTTGAAATTGTATTGGCAGTTAATCCAATATTTCCAATAAATGCTTTTGTTGATAGGTATAGATTAGACCACTTATTAGTTGCTGAACCAAAATCATAAGCAGCAGATGAAGATGGAATAAAAGATGATCCAATATAAGAATTGAATATTGATGTATCAGCAGTAGCATCACCAAATGTTAGTGTTCCTCCAGCACCACCTTTAAAGTTTACACTTCCATCTACAGTAAGAGTTCCATTAAATGTAGTGTTCTTTGTAACAGTAATTGCTTCAGAACCAGTGGTTGTTGTTACAGTTACATAAGCATTAGATCCTTCTTTAATGGCAAAAGAAGAAGCATTGTTATTGATAATTGATAATGTTGTAGCAGCAGCAGAAACATTTACTGTTCCACCAGAGATTGTGGCATTACCAGAAATAGTTGTGTCACCTGATGATGAAAGAACATTAAACTTAGTAGTAGTTCCATCGTTGATGACAAAGTTTTGAGAAGCTCCACCAGTAAACTGTAGATTTCCAGTTCCATTAGGATCTAGAATAATATTTCCGTTTGTGTTGGTAGAAGCAATTGTGTTGTCAGTTACATCAACATTTAAATTGCCGATATAAGCACCACCAGAAAGATAAAGATCTTTCCATTTTAATGTTGCTGTACCAAAGTCTCTAGTACCAGTAGTAGAAGGTACGAAATCACTAGCAACTCTAGCATTTACGGTTACTGTATCACTTGTAGCATCACCTATTGTTGTGTTGCCGTTTACTGTTAAGTTGCTGGTAATCGTTACATTAGTGCTAAAGGTAGTGTCTTTATGTAAGGTAATCGATTCTGTGCCAGTTGTGCTGTTCAGTGTTACATAAGAATTTGATCCTTGTTTGATCGTAAATGCTGAGGCATTATTTGTAATAATACCAACATTGGTTGCTACTGCTGATACATCAACTGTACCTCCAGAAACTGTAGCATTTCCTGAAACGTTGATAAATCCAGAGATTGTTGTGTCACCTGTTGTTGATAATACATTAAATTTAGTTACAGGAGTTCCAGCACCATCATTGATTGTGAAGTTTTGAGAAGCACCACCTTTATAGATAAAGCTACCAGTTCCATTAGGATCAATTGTGATGTTTCCGTTTGTATTGGTAGAAGAGATTACGTTGGTATCTAATAGTAAGTTAGCAAAATAACCACTAGTGCCAGCGTATACTGTTCTCCATTTTTGTGATGAGGAACCTAAGTCATAAGTATTATTGAGATCAGGTATAAAGCTTGAATTAACATCAGCATTAAAAACGATATTGTCAGTATTGAGATCACCTAAAGTAATTGTACCAGGGGTTGAACTACCAGCTCTAAATGTAATATCTCCATCAACAGTTAAAGTACCATTGACAAGAGTATTTTTGTGAAGAGTAATTGATTCAGAACCAGTAGTGGTATTTACAGTAATGTAAGAATTGGCACCTTGTTTTACTGTAAGTGCTGAAGCATTATTTGTAATGATTGGAATATTAGTTGCTACTGCCGATACATCTACAGTACCACCAGAGATTGTGGCATTACCAGAAACGTTAACAAATCCTGAGATTGTAGTGTCACCTGATGTTGAAAGAACATTAAATTTAGTTGTAGTTCCATCATTGACTGTGAAGTTTTGGGAAGCTCCACCTGTAATTACTACACTTCCAGTACCGTTTGGATCAAATACGATGTTTCCATTGGTATTTGTGGAAGAAATAGTATTACCAGTTGTCCTAATATTTCCAGCATAGATGTTCGATGCTGCCCAAATATCTTTCCATTTGAGAGATGTACTACCTAAATCGTAAGTATTGGTTGTTAGAGGTAATACGTTGGAACTTACTTCAGCATTAAATGTGATGCTATCTGTGTTAGCATCACCCAAAGTAATTGATCCAGTTGATCCATTACCAGCTCTAAAGGTAATATCTCCATCAACAATTAAATTGCCATTAATATTTGTATTCTTATGAAGAGTGATGGATTCTGAACCACTTGTAGTATTTAATGTTACATAAGAATTAGCACCTTGTTTAAAGGTAAAAGCAGTAGCATTATTGTTGATGATAGAAACATTAGTAGCAACTGCTGAAGTATCTACAGTACCACCTTTTACTGTTAATGTTCCTTCAGTTACTGTATTGCCAGATGTAGTAGCAACAGTAAATTTATTAACAGGTGTTGGAGTTGTACCATCGTTAATAACAAAACTTTGTGAAGCACCGCCAGTAAACTGGAAATTTCCAGTTCCGTTAGGATCAATAATGATGTTACCATTGGTATTTGTAGATGATACAGTATTTCCATCAACTCTTAAATTATCTAAATTGGTTTGACCAATTACAGTAAGAATTGACTCATCCGCTAATGTACCTAGGTTGACATCATTTACTGTTTCTACGACACCAGTTCCATTAGGAGTTAAGGTAATATTACCATTAGTATCAGTGGAACTGAGAACGTTACCATCAATTCTTAAATTATCAGCATTAAACTGTCCAATAACAGTTACCGTTGATAGATCTCCTAATGATCCAAAAGTAATATCACCATTCGTATTGATATTTCCAATTACATTGTATGATCCAGTAACATACAAATCACTATCAATTGTTACTGAATTGGAACCAGCTGGAGAAAGAGTAATTCCGCCAGTTGTGGTTTCAATATTATTATTATTAAAATCTAGATTACCTACAGTTATATTTGTAGGAGTAATGACTGTTGATGTTACGTTATCAGTTACTGTTAAATTGGAAAGACTTGAAATACTAAATGCCTGTGATCCAAAGTTTAATGTTCCCTGTTTTTGATCAACTTCAAATACATCTCCAATCTTTACATTACCTCTTTGATCAATTGTGACATATGAAATATCACCACCATTGACTTTAATAATTTCATTTGCTTTAATGGTGTTTGATTGATCTTGTGAAAAATCTTTTCCTGATCCTACAAAATTTAAATTGAATGAGATCAAACGAAGTCTAGTTCCTACACCATCTGCTTTTACTCCGTAGGTTCCAAACTCTACAGCAGATGAAATAGATCTCATTTCAGCACCAAACTGTTGGTAATCTGCTAAAATAATTCTTGAAGCCGTTGCTACTGTTGATGTATCTCCAGCATTTCTAATTCTAATATCTTGAACCGCTACTGAGTCATCAACAATAATTTTTGAGTTATTTGATCCATCAAAATGAAGCATTAATGTAGCAAAAGTATCACTAGCATAAGCAAATGATGCTGGAGTGAATGTTGTATCGTATCTTCCGATACCCTGACTAATTCTAAGTTCATCAATATATCCAGTTAAACCATACAATCCGTTAAAATTAGCACCGATATTTACTGTGCTTTGTGGATATGTATTGTTATCAGTATAAGGTGAACCTTGTAAAGTACCATTAACAAATAATCTAGTAGTATTAGATTTTCTTGATAAGGCAATATGATACCATGTATTAGTGCTTAATGTAGTAGTACCTACAATTTTATCAGCACCTGTTGTGTAGTATCTTACTACATTACCACTGATATAAATTACTGGTTGTGTATCTCCAGCAACAGTTCTTTGATCAAATAAAACTTGATCTACATTGTTTACGTTTCTTCGTACCCAAAAATCTACAGTGAAATCTCCAGTTCCATATTCAAAATCTGGACTTGAAGCATATGTAATATAATCCGATGTTCCTGGTAAATATAATGATGCTGTACCAAATTTGTATTGAGCAGTTGATAAAGCAGCATTATTAATAACTGTAGCAACTTTTGCTGTTCTATCAGCTGGATCCGAGAATATTCCTGTACCTTTGTTAGTTAAGATAACGTAGTTACCAGTGGCAGTTGAATCAATTGTTCCAGAAGCAACTAGGTTTCCAGAAACATCATAATATTTGATGATATTTCCAGCAGCAATAGATCCAGTAACACCAGATAATCTAAGTCTTGTTTTTCCTTGATTTGCTAAACCTAAAGTTCCAGACTCAGCAAGAATACCATATTGAGCAAAATATGAAAAACAATTAATCCATTCTACTCTTGCTCCATTTGTCATTCGGAGAGAAGTAGCATTTGGACATATTAAAGTAACTTCATTACATAAAATAGCTGGTTCTAATGTAGTATATTGAACTACAGAACCATCAACTAAAATACCACACCCAGCATCACCAGAAGCAAATCCATAAGGATCTGATGAAGAAGTAACAGATCCTTTGTTTAATACAGTAATTCTTTGAAGGTAAGGACTTCTTTGTAATGTTGTGCTATTTGTAGCAAATCTAAATGCCCATCCTGTGTTTAGAAGTGGGTTGAAGAACATATCTCCAACTGTAAGATCTTCTACTCCAGTATCTCCATTGAGTAAAAAACAATCTTTTGTATTAGTTGCTGGAGTTGGTACAATCTTTGTTGAACGAATAGTTGTACCTTTAACTGTTACACCAGCTGGAATAGTAAGAGGAAAAATCTCTTGGAAAGTACCAGGACCAATATGAATTGTGTCACCAAAAGATGCCTGTGAAAGAGCATACTTTACAGTTCTAAAAGCAACGTTTCTAGTCCTTCCTGGATTTTTTCTATATCCAGCAGAAGTAGGATCGTTATCAATTGAGTCAACACCGTTTGTACTAACATACCAAACAGTCCCTTCATATGAAGAGACTGTTCCATCAAGATAATTAATTGCTCTAGCAAGAGTATTTGGTAATGGCGTGTTAAGCGAAGAAATATCGCCTAAATCAGCTCCTATTAAATTAACTTGTTGACGTTGCTGTTCTAAGGTAAAATTCTTAGCTACATTTCTAACTGCCATTTTTTAATAACTCTCGTAAAAGATTTTTGATATCAGAAAGCTCTTCTTTTAGAAGGTGAACATCTTGTTGGATTTGATGAAACGAAGAAGCATTTAGACGTGCTTTTTTGACACTTTCAAATACGCTTTTATCAGTATTTATAATGGCTCCTGTATCCTTATCTCTTACGAGACCATCATGACCACTAACTTTCAAATAATCCATTTATCAATAACTTGCTACTGCTCTTATATCTTGAATCTTAGGTACGTATACAGGATCATTTGTTTTCATTACAATTTTAATAGCAAATGAAGTAAATTCTGGTAAGTTAGCAACACTATATTTCAACTCTTGATAATAATCTTGTTTTTCAAACTGACCAGAAATTGAATTAGCTGGTTTAGCAAGATCTCTATTATCAGGGGAACCATCAGCATTAAAATACTTCCAATCAATATCATCAAAGTTTGACTGTGAAGAAGATAATTTAATCTTATAAAGTATCTTGATATTTTCTACGTCTTTGATATTTGCTGTAGTTCTCACATCAATCGAAGTTCCAGGACTATTGATTGAAATTTCTTTAGTTACATACTTAGCTAAAGCAGAACTATTTTTAGAACTAGTCTCAGTAATATAATCAACGCCATTTGTAAATGTCATTTGATCTACTTCAACATATTTTCCATCAGAAGATTTGATAACATCACCAACTCTAAAAATATCTGGTATTTGATCAGAAGTATTTTCCAATCTTGTGAAAGGACTATTTAAAGTAATCTTACTATTATAGTCTAGATTGATAGGAGCATATGAATTTTCAACGATTAATTCTTTATTCTTAGAATCCCATGATAACACTTTGCCATTAATCTTATTATCATAAGATATTGTAGCATTTTGTGGGAAGTAAGAAACAATGTTTGAATTTTCATCGAAGCTAAATGATAACTCATTGATATCAGTAATTGTTACAGTAACTGATGATAGAGTTGTTCCATCAGTTTGCTTAACAGATACTGTTTCATTTTTAATAAATCCTGTATTTGTTTTCAATTTCACTTGTGCTATAGATCCAGTTACAGAAATAACAGTTGCTTCTGCTTTTGAAGCGTTGCCAACAAATGATTGATTTGCTTCTATTGAACCAGCTGGTCCTAGAACTGATATAGAAAGATTATAAATTGGAAGGAATGAAAGAATTTGATTTCTCTTTCCAAATCTATCTTCTTGACCTGTAGAATTTTCTACTCTATTTGATATAGTTTTTACAGATGAAGTTCTTAAGTCAATTACAGGCGAAAGATTGGATGAAGTAGAAGATAGCATTAATTTGTAAATTAATGAATTATCAATGCTATTCATTGTTTCATTGATTCTAGAAGCAATTACTTTTTGATTAATAAAGAAATGTTCGTCATTAATAAAAGTTTTTTCATAATCAGATTGAGAATATGATGTATAATTGATAGTTTTGGAATCTACTGGAACGATATTTGTAGTCTTAACATAACTATCAATCTTAGTAGACTTAACTTGTAAGTATCCTATCTGAGCATATAGTTTTTCATATTTCCTATTATATGTTGATAGAACTTTTTTACCTCCACCAAATGTACTTAAACCAGCTCTGTTTGGTCCAATGATGTTGTAACTATCGATACCATTATTATAAACTTCAAACAATGAAGAATTTAATAATACAGCAGAAATACCACCAACATCTTCTACATTTCTATAGAATACGTAAGACATTCCTTTGTCTTCAAATCCATGATCTCTATGATTAATTTTTACAACATAATTGTTGTTTTTAAATAATGGTGAGGTAGCATTTGTTGCTGAACGTACACTGGTTTCAAAAGGATCTTTTTGTAATAACTCATAATCTAATGGCATATTTGTTAATAACAGTTCGCCAGATTTTGATGTATTAAAATCAGCACGATACATAGTAAACTTAATATCTTCTGATAAATCTTCAGTCCAGTTATCAGTGTTTTGTGATTTATACACAGAACCTAATAATGGTTGTGATGTAACTACAGCACTAGTTGCTTTTTCTATTTCTCCTAATTTAGATGCCCATAGTGTATAATCAATAGAATCTGTTTCAATATTCAAAGAATACTTGACATCATTTTGTAAATAAACTGGATACTCAAAAGCAAATCTTGTTGGAGTTGTGGATTCCTTTTGAAGTCCTGAATCAATAGCAATACCCATTCTTACAGCTGGGGTATCAATTTCTATAGTAGATTCGATTACAGCACCACCAGAACCAGTTCCAATGCCTTTAATAACAACTGAAGGTGCTTCTGTGTATCCTCTACCATTTAAAGAGATTGTAGCGTTATAAATTGATCCATTAGAAACATCTACAGATCCAGTTGCTGTACTTCCTCCAGGAAGTTGAGGACTTTCGATAACAATAGAAGCACTTTCATAGTTTTCTCCTAAACTAGCAACTTTCAAATCAATAACTCTACCAGAATCTTTAGCAATGCTAATTAAAGCAGATTTGTTATTTGTAGCGTTATATGTAGTAACGGAAGGAATAACTAATGCTTCGTTAGCAACAAATGATTTACCATTGTGATTACTTAAAACAAGAGTATAAACTTGCTCTTTATTTAATTCAAATTCAGGACTATTTTCATCACCAACTAAAATATTATTCTTATCATATACTTTTGAAATTGGTCCTTGAGCATTCGAAGTCTTACCTAAAACAAGTTCTGATTTCTTAACTTTGATTGTATCTACATCACCAGTTAAATAAACTTTCAAATATGTATCTGGATATACAGTACTTTCTGTTCCAGGTATAATATATTTTCCAGGTTTATCTGAATCTATATTTGAAATGTAAACTCTAATCGGAATATTAGAACTCTTGGAAGCAAAGAACAAATCAATTCCTGTAACAAAAACACCGCCTTCATAATTTTCTACTTTGAAAGTTTGTGCTAATGGATTTGGTTTAATTTTAGATTGAGTATTATTATTGATCAACTGTACACCTTCGTTTGCTTTGAAATAAGCAGGAACAGTTGATACGATGCTTGATGGATTTTCTGGTAAAATACCAGTAGAATAGAATTTGACATCAGCAAATGTATCCACATCATCTGTCATCGAATTTTCAGAACTTGATGTAAATGTGATAGTTTTAGCACCACAAGTGAATTTAATTTCTTCTGAAGAATCATCATAAGAAACAGTATTTACATCACCAGTCCATTTAGTATTTTCTACAGGAGCTAAACCATTAGGAATCAAAATAACACCACTTAAATTACCATTAGCATCAGTAACTAAAGGTGAATTGAAAGTAGATAAAGAATTTTCTGGAATACCTGTGAACTTAGTATCAGGAACAACCCATCTATTGATGTTTCTTCCTTCCATGAATACATAGATTTTTGTATTTGGTTTTAATCTACGTACAATAAATCTAACTGGAATAGATCTTACAAAAAATTGTAATCCAGTTGATACTTTTGTATTGTTGACAACTTTAGAACCAACACCTTTTGCTAGTTCATTATTTTGTGGACTAATATTTGAACTACTAGATACTGAAGCAGAACTTACACTTGATTTTATATTTTCGCTATTAATATTAGCTAATGATTCTATATTGAAAAATGCTTTACTAGTTCCAACCCAATTAATAATGAATGAATTAAAAAGACTTGAGAAAGATTCTTTTACATTTTCTTTTGCTAAGAAAATAGAGTTTAATTGAGTATTACTATCAACAACTAATGGAGCTGTGTTAGTATCATACCATTGATCAACCAAAGGTGAGATAGAAACATCACCAACATATTGTAAAACTACAAATTCATTTGGATTAATTGTTTTAGTAGCATTACTATTTCCTAGTAATTTTACTTCATTGAATGGGAGAGTAACAACCCCATTGTTATTGACATAACCAGAAATAATTCTTTGATCTTCTCTATTATTTACTTCTTGAAGAGAAATACAATCTTCTTTTGATTGTGGTCTTAATACAGACTGTTGAGTATCAATAGCACATTTATAATCTACTGATTGAAGATTTCCTACTTTATGTGCTTCAAAATTATCAACGATGAAACCAGACTTAAATCTGTCCATACCAATATCATCTTTAACTTGCATATTCAATGCTTGCTGCTCTAATATGCTTAAAGATGTGTAGTATTCTAATCTTTCAATTCTCTTCTCAAGTTTTCCAATATCTCTCATTGTATAACGTTTGTTATCAACTGGAAGAATTCTTACATCTTTACTTGTATTGGTAAACGATGGTATATGAATATAGCACAAACTTATAGCATCATCAACTGCTTCTGGTTTAGATGGATTTAATGAAGAGTTTCCTTCTTTGATAATAAAATCACCTTTCTTCGTTAAGAAAACACCATCGATTCTATCTAGATATTGTGTTTCACTAAATGACATTGTATATTCTAAATTAGAATCTGATGCTGGCGTTAAAGAAACAACTCCACCTGACCCAACAAAATTAATATAATCGTAGTTACTTGGATTTGATAGAATCGATACATCCTGGAATCCAGTAACAGTTGTATTAGAATCTACTTTTGGTCTAAAATCAATAACATCTTTTAAGGATACAACTCCGTGAACAGCAGAATTAAATGTTGGAATTTCTTCTGCTGTAATACCAGCTTCGTGTAAATAAGAATCTACAGTACAGAAATCACCTTGAGAATGCTCAAAGTAATCAAAAGCAACAACTAACTGACCAGAAGGAGCATCAAATCCTGGTTTAAGAACAAGTCTAGAAACATCATAGAATGTATCTCTTTGACCATCATCAAAAGTAAATTTGTAAGTTATATCTGTACCACTAATTAAATTACCATTTGAATCTACTTTTGCTGGGTCTGTAGAAGTTCCCTCATAAACATATCTTAGTTTATATACATCAGAATACGAGAATACTTCTATAGTGTTGGCATCATAATCTTTTCCTCTTAATGGTATTACTTTATCTCCAGAGGATACAATAATAATTCTTTTATTTTGTATGGATGTTTTTAATCTTGATTTAGCGTTATTAACTTCTACCGTAGCAGTAAGTTTTAATTTAGGATATGTTCCACCATTACTAATTGAACCAAAATAATTGGTTGGCAAATTAATTACAAATGAACCAGCGGTGATTTGATTATTTGTACTTGTAGATTGAATAATCTGAACTTTAGTGCTGTCATTAAAATCAATATAAACAATGTCACCATTTTCTACTAATGTGGACGATCCTTTATCTAAAACAGTCAGAATATAATTAGCTTCGGATGGAATAACAAATCTTTGAGTTCCTACTGGAAGTTGAGCAGAGAATGTAATTGTTCCACCACTAGAAGAAAGATCTGTAGTAAAATCTTTTCTGATATAATATTTAAATTTAGTATCAGCATTGTCACTAATAAGTGATTTTAATTGCTTGCTACCAGTTGGATATATTAGTGATGATGTAGATACGTTTTCAATATTTGGTCTTAAACGAATTACACTAGCATTTGAAATGTTTGTTTGTAGAGCATAATCTAAATAAATCCTTGATTTTTTTGTTCCCTGAGGATTTGTAACATATTGAACAACAGTTTTTACAACATTATTGTTAGAATCATTAAATTGAATAATGTCACCTTGAATTAAATCTTTTGATAAATCTGCTCCAAATCCATTACATTCCAAATACTTATATCCTTGAGTTCCTGAGAAAGTAAAACTACTAATCTGATAATATGAAGAATATGAAGTACTTGTTAAATCTACATCAGCAGTGTAATTGTAATTATTATACTGTGAATAGAATGATTTAATATTTTGTGGGTTAAAGGTCAAAACAGTATTTTTATATAATACTGGCGTCACAGTAGCTACATTAGAAGAAATTGATGGTGAAGGAGATACAGTAACAACTGGAGGTGATGAGTATGTTTGACTTAAAGCATTTCTATTTAAAACTGTACACTTATAAACTTTTCCTCCATAAGTATTGACAGCAACATTAGAAGCATCAATTGTTGATCCATCAATAATTAATTTAGATGTATCTGGATATCCATTACCTCCATAATTAACAACAAAATGTGAGATAGTATTTTCTGTAGCAATTTTTACTGAATTACCATCTTCATCAAAGATAGTTTCTCCTGGTAAAAAGTTTCCTGATAACGTAGAAACAAATAGAGTATTTCCAAAGCTATAATTTTCGGTAGAATCGTTTTCAATTACGCCAAATGCTTTACTTGTTTTACCAGTGATATATTTACCACTAGTAAATCCCAGGTCAATTACAGTTTCTACTGTAATTCTAGTAAAAAATACTGGATTGAAGTAAGAAAAATTGAATGAAGATGTATAAGGAGTTGAACCACTACCAGTTCTTCCTTTTGATAAAATGATATCTGTGTCTTGATTAAAACCAATTGCTCTTTCGTTGAATGAAAAATCTTTTGGTTTTGCTATACCAACTACTGGAGTAATGGTGAGATTATAATCTACTATCCATCCATAGTAATCTTCTCCTGCTGCTAAAGCAGTTGCTTCCGTCAGATAAAGATATCTGTATTTACCAGCTCCAGCATCATCATATTCTTTTAGATAAGTATCTAAGAAAGCTTTCTTTCCTAAAACTGTTAGTTCTAAAAAGTACTGTGATGATGAAGAAGATACTTCTGGTCTATTAACTAAAGAGTGGGCAATTACATCTACATAATCAACACTAGATGGTTGTGTTCCAGATCTTGTTTTAATAAACCAAAGTTTTGTAGGCCATTGAGATTCTTGTGAAGGAAGATCTCCTTTTATTTGAACATAAATTGTTTTTGTGGCATCACTTAATGAAAATCCTTTTGATCTTCTATCTACAGTTTGTTTGAAATATGTGGAAGATTCTGTGTTGTTTAATCCAATTGTACCATCATTATATAAAGAATTTAAATATACATTTGGATAAGCAGTTAATTCGTCACCGACAGTGTTTAAAGGTACACTTCCATAAACATTAGTAATTTTAAAATTAGATAATCCTTTTGATTTCAAAGTAACATTATCTCTTGTTAAAGTATCTCTAGCTTTATTTACAGTAAGATATTTTGTTTCTTTGTTTACAATTTCAAAACCTTTAACATATGCTTTTCCAGGACCAACTCCAAGAACCATCTTTTGTGATGCTTCAGTCTCGGAAATACCATTAACTAATTTTGTTGTTGTGTTATATTGATAAAATCCGTTATTACCATTCTTTTGATAATACTCTCTAATATCTAAAGAAAAATCATTGACTACATAATCTCCAGATTCGTCATATGTTCTTCTTGCTAATGTTTCTTCTAATAAAGTATAATCTGCTGGTTTAATTAATGACTCGATCGAACCAGATCTTATTTGAAGAAGTTGAATAAAATTCTTATCTGTTACAGCACCATAATCAAATCTTTTCAATTCTAAAGAAATTTTTAATCTATGTGCTCCAGGAGAAGAATAATTTGTAGATCCTCTAGCAATATCATACAAAGAAGCATCTTCTTCTGGTGTTACAATATCCTCAACAATTGTAAATCCAATTTTTGCTGATGGTTTATCATAATATTTGTCAATAATTAAAAGTTGAGCGTCGTTTCTAACAAAATAACCATTTACAAAGTAAATACCTTCTTGTACTTTTACAGCAGAAGCAAATCCCATTGCTGGGCTTTTTAAAGATATTGTATCTGATGTTATTGGATCAGTGATTGTAACAGTGGTTGGCAATACACTACCATCAGTACCAACTACTAATAAAGGAGTATTGATTCCATCAACTACTTCTAAAGTTTCGCCTTGTCTAAAAGTAACTTCATTGTTAGAATCTCCACTAGTTAGATATGTAACATATAAAGTATCTGAATCTGTACTAGTGGCATATTCTGCTTCAATTACATTGGCAATTACGTTTGAATTAATTCCTCTTAATTTTAATCCTACTAGGGTTTTAATATCATATTTTTTATATACAATATTTCCACCATCACTAATAGCTACTTCAGAAACTGAAGATAACTTAACATAATTTACTTTTGTATTTAAACCTACTTCACCAGGGACTACTAATTCACCTTGTTTAAAATTAAACTTACCATAGTTTTCAATTTGTGATTGAAGTATTGACTGTAGAGTTGTTAACTCTCTGGTTTGAACAGCATACCCAGGTCTAAAAAGAACTTTATAAAAATTCTTAGACGCGTTATAATCATCAAAATATGGAGATACGTTAAGATTAGTCTTCTGTGGCATTGTAAATTATTCTCTGTAAATTAAGAGGAAAATTATAATTAAAATTCTATTACCAATTTGATATCTTCAATTTGATCAGCAGCTCTTGTAATTAATCTTCTGTTTTCTACATAGATAATTTCGCCACTGTTGTTTTCAATTTCTGGGGTGGCAAATCCATTGGTAAAGGTTACTCCGAGAATAGTACCATTAGTTGTAGCATCAACGGAACCAGCTGCTCCTGAAGAAGCACCAGCAATAGTATTAGCGCCAGAAGCAAAGGATCTAACTTTGCCATTTGAGGTGTGTAATTCTGGAGATTGGATATACTTAAGAACACCAGAAGTTGTTGAACCAGAATCTAAAGTCCAAGAAACAACAGTACCGTAAGCAGTGTTGCCGTTTACAGTTTGTGAAATAATCTCATCTGCTTGATAACTAGCAGTTGCTCCTGTAATTTTTACAGCATATAAAGAGTTTAATGTATCAACAGTGGCATAGGTAGTTGTTCCGTAATTATATGGATCTCTAATAATACCAATTCTACGGAAATCATTATCAACAGGGAAATCTCCAGATCCTTCGGCATATGTTAGACGAATATTTGTCATTACTCGTTTGGCATTTAGTTCGCCTTCCATGTCAGCACCACCATGTCCTCCTTGAGGTGGAAGTACGACAACTACAGATCCTACAGCAGTACCACCAACAGTTTGTGAAGTTGTTAGAGCAGAATCGGTAAATAGACCATAAGCAGTTGCTCCACTTCCTGTTCCAGTTTTTAAAGCAACGCTAGCGTATGTATATCCACTACCAGCTGTTTGTACAGTAGCAGCAGTAATTGCCCCACTGGCAATAACTAGTTTTGCTACACCACCAGTTCCATCTCCTAAAATAGGAGCATAGAAAGTTCCGTTTGGTAAGTTTGATCCAGCATTTCTAACCAAAATAACATTAATTGATCCAGCAACAGCAGCTGCTTGAACAGCAGCTCTAGAAGCGTTTGATGGTTGAACAATAGGAATAAAGTCAGTAGATAAGAATCTGATTACGTCATCAGTTGGCACTGTGAACATATACTTCCAAATATAACCAGCTGTTCCACTTTCTTCTTTGTACAAACCGCCAGCGTATGTTCCTGTTCCAGGTGAAGGTGTAGTTTTTGGTTCACTGGTGGCATTTTGTCCTGATGGATATGCTGGAGTTGTTCCGTTATAAAGGCATTTAAAAACTTCATACTGAGAGTTGATTACATAGAATTTGGAATCAGCAATAGAGCTGGCACCAGTTCCTGATTGATTTCCTACAATGCCATTAGCTGTAGCAAAATAATCTGGTCTCCACATATCAAATTTTGGATTTGCTGTTAAATCCCAATTATATCTTCTAATAACACTTCTAGCATAATCAGATGTAATTCTTTTTAGAGCAATGAAATCATCATATACTGAGTATTTTTCTGATAAATTGTCTAATGGAAGAGGTGGAACATCTTCTGTAGCGTAACGATAAACACCAGTTAATGCTGTAGCTCCAGTATCTGCTGTTCCATCCCAACACTTTAGATTTGATCCTAAAGCAGGAGCAGAAGAAACTGTTGGTCCAATCGAATAAAGGAGAAGACTATTTTCACGAACTTCTCTAATTGTTCCTTTGAACGTAGCAGCGGCAAAAGATGCTCCAATATAAACTGTTTGACCAACGGCAAAAGCAGTTGAGTTTTTATTGTAAACTTCTAAGTAAGCATCCCATCTTTGTGGACGACCTACGAAGAAGTACATTCTAGTACGTTCATTACCAACATCGCTAGAACCTTCGGACAAAGATTCTAAAAATTGCTGAGCATTAAAAATTCTAAATTTGTCTGAGATAATAGCGGCCATTTAATGTTACTAGTAACGTTTTTTCTAAGTTATTTATATTTATACTGTTTATCCAGGTCCTGGATCTAATATATTATCTAATGGAAGATCAGCAATTTCAATGGATCTAATGTAATCTCCAGCTGAATGTGTCTGTGCTCCTGTATTTAAATATCCCCTGTCCTGAACAATAAATCTATCAGATTGTTTTGATGAGTAACGAACAATTTCTTTATTAATTAATAACAAACCACTAGATGGGAATCCAGTTGTACTGGTAACATATATTACTGTTAAAGAATTTGATAATGGAGCGTCCAAATATGTTCCAAATTCTTGTACAGAAGCAGGAACCAAATCAAAAATTTCTCCACCAGACATATAATGTGATAGTTTTCTATCAGCAAATTGTTCAATAGTTACATTAGGATAAGCAATTTCAAATTCTAATAAAGTCATTCCAGAAACATCAGAAGAACCGCTACCAGTAAATACATTGTTCTCATACAATCCTATATTAAATCCAGCATTTGTTAGACCATATCTTGTTAGAGTTTCTGAAGGTTTGTAATCAAATAATCCAACAACAGAATAACGATCAATTTCACGATTTACTGAAGCAATTGTAGTAGTTTGTAACTCTGGTCTAATTGTTGTTTTAATGTCAATAGAGGCAGTAGGAGAAATAGATGTGGATGATTTTGTAACAATATCAGAAAGTAAAACATCAACAATACCAGTCGAAGCGTAACTTACTGTGGAAATTTTTTGTGCTGGCGTAACAATAGAAGAAATTTCTCTGTCTGATTTAATTTCTCCAAATGTAGCTCCAAATGATACAATTGATATAGCATTTGGTTGTTGTCCAGCAAGGAAAAATTGAATAGAAGTTGAAACTATAAGATTGGTAGAATCTATTTGAGGTGAAATTACAAAGCTGGTTACACTATCAATTTTTCTTTTGTTTGATTTAATTTTATTGTAACCCCTAGCAACTACAACCTTAGGTGGTTCGGTATATCCAGATCCACCCTCCACCAAAACAATATCTAAAATATCTCCACCATATGCTATGACTTCTGCTCTAGCACCGCCACCAAATTCTGTTTGAGGTACAAATTCAATTATAGGTGTAGTATAATATTGATAGGCAGTTGGTTGTAATAAAAGATTTTTTTCAAAGAAAAGTTCTAAATCTCTCTTATTCCAAATCAAATCAATAACAGATCCATTCTCGTCTATGACAGCATTAATACTTAAACCTTCACCTCTTGTTATTTCATTGTAATTAGTTACTGTAATTTTTGAATACAAATCATTTGTTATAATTTGTTCATTAACGTAGTTCTTTTGTTTAACTACATCAGGTACTGAAATAATTTCACGATAAGAATTTTCTCCATCAATTTGAATTAAATCGCCAGGACTTAAAGAAACAATGGATCTTTCTTTTCTGTAAGTTTCTATATCATCTCCTAATGAATAACCATATAACCATAGTGGTTGTCTTTTTCCTCTAACAAGAATTCTTTCCCCATCAGAATTTAAAGCATACTGTGAACTAATAGTATATGTGCCAGATAATGTATATGAATTTTTATCATTGACTACAAATTTTAAAGCATTGTTATTAATCAAATTAAGATCATTTAATGGAGTTAAAATGGTAAATTTAATATTGTTTGAAACTTTATCTACTTTCTTAAGTTCACCTAATAAGTTATTATTCTGAAATACTTTTACATTTTGACTGTAGAATTCTGGAGAATGATTACTATACGATGCTGTTAAAGTATCAAAATTTTGTATTAGATTAGATCCAGATACAGTTAATGTTATTTTATTATAGAATGTATCTGGCTCATAATCATATGCTGTAATAGTTTTAGGTAAATCTCTACCATATAGTAAAATAATAGAAACATTTTGATGAACCTCAGATCCATCTGTGAAAACATATTTTTTAAGAGGAGCTGTAAATGTTATATTTGGTCCAACAATATCATAAGATTTTTTCTCTTGCTGTAAAACACCGTCAATAAAGACCAAAGCAAATGAAGCGTCATCTATTTTTCTTACTCTACCAGTAACTTCATCTTTAATTAAATAAGGACCATTTCCACGATATTCAATAGTTTTACTATCAATAGTTAATCTTTCATAATTGCCAACACTAAATCCAAAGAATTTTTCTGGAAGATCATCAGTTGTTACTGGATTTATTGGAGGATTTTTAAATACAATTTTATCAGTCTCTTGAATATCATCAGATCTTAAAATGTAATAAGAATTTCCATATGGTGTGAGAGAATCTTGTTTTGCTTTTTGTAATACACCATTCAAGAATATTAATAGATTTTCATTTTCATCTGTTTTGACGATAGATCCATCTTTATAATATAATTCAAATATTCTATCAACCCCATTAAATTGATCACTAATATCTTGTAAAGATTTGAAGTATTTTGTATTCAAATCATTATTTTTAAATTTAATTATTCTTCCATAGAAATTTTGACTTTCTACTGTTTGTCCTTCTATAATTCTTTCGCCCAGTGGAGGTTGGGAGAAAGAAAGTTGAGTTCCAGAAACAACAAATGCTTTTCCTGGTTCTTGAATTATACCATCTAAAGATACAATTAAATTATCTACATCAGAAACTGATAAAGGTAAATTAGTTTTTTTGTCATACATTGTAAAAACAGTATCACCTTCAGATTTTGTTGTATCTGTTTGATCGTCACCATTAAATGGTGTCAATAATCCAAACTCTCTAGAGAATAATTCTGAAGAATCAAAAGTGTCTACCGATATAGACCCTAAACCTCTTTCTACCAATAAGCTATCAACTGATAATAAAGTATTAGTAATTTGCTGTTTTGTACTAACAACAGTTAATGAAATAGGTGGTAAACTGATACAACTATAAGATTCTACTATTCTTTGCTCCGTGGGCATTCTAGTAGAAGCTTCAGTTTCAATTAAAACTTCACCAAACAATTGGAATCCAGCTGGATGTGTTGTCTGTTTAATTAAATCTCTCCAAACATCGATTGGTGTTTTAGATTTAATTACATAAGAATAATCTTGATAGAAATAAGAATCTGTTAATTTTTGAGAATTGGCACTTAGTTGTCCTCTATCAGAAGCATAATATCCAATATTATCATAAGAAGATTTTACTTGTGGAACAAATTCAGTATAAATTTTTGATTTAATAATTGCTGATGCTTTGCTTGATTGTCCTACTATAGGGTAACCAGATTCAAATATACCATTTATTCTGTATACTTTTAATAAATTAGTTCCAGGTCTCCATCCAGATGAAGATACAACAGCAGATGCTCCAGTGTATTCTTGTGTTACTATTTCACCATCTGTGAAATTTTTAGTAATTTGTTTTAATTCAAAAACAGTATTTGAAGTAAAGGATGATAATGTTGTTTTATCATTATTAAAATTGACTCCGTTTTGTATAATTTTTACATTTTGTGGAACGCCAATATTATTTGATCCCAAATAGATTTTCAAATCTGTTTCAATAACTTTTAATGTTGGTGAATATGTGTAACCATACCCAGCATTTACTACCTTAACATTTTTTATTTTTCCATCCAATAAAACTACGTCAAAGGTAGCACCATTTCCATCTCCATTCGTAACAACAACTTTAGGTTGAGAATAAGACTCACCTTGAGTTACAACAGTTACTCCTTTTATTTGTTTCTTAATTGAATCATAAATTGCTTCAATTTTTGCTTCTTTAGATGAAGTTGGGACAACACCAACAACATTAGGAACTTTTTTGTAATCTGAACCAGTATCTAAAATTTTGATACTATTAATTTTACCAACAGCATATTCTGATGAAGTTGTGTAAGTTATTTTTCCACTACCATCATATGCTGGTATAGAACTTAAAGAATAAACAAATTTATTATTTGTGGTGTAAATAATTCTCTTTTCGCCAGTCAAAGGATCATCTTTAATTTTTAAGAAAGAATCTTCGGTATTTACATTATTAGAAGCTTTAATAAAATAGAAGAAAGCACTATAGTTTAAAGGAATTTTATCTTCGTAGTTGTTTAGAGAAATATTTGCTCCAAAACCAAATTTAACACTTAAAAATGATCCAGGATTGCCTGGGCTTATATTGTTTACATATTTCTCTTCAGTGTAAATATTTTTATTAGCACTGGCAGAAAAATCTAGATATGTATCAACCATTGAATAATGGCTGGTATCAAATTTATATTTGTAGTATTTTTGTACATCTATAACAGGATTAGTTACAAATGAAATATTATCTCTCGAAAATTCTAATTGATATTCTGGATCTGTTACCGTTTTAATACTTACTAATTTTGCTGGTGTACTATTATCATAAAATGTAGAACTCAATTGTAAAACAATTGGAGAATTTACACCATAAGAATAAGATACATTAATTTTTTTAATATCAGATTGATATGAAATATAATATGGTTTACTTACATCAGAACCAAAAGGTCTGTATCCATCAGTAAATCTATAATTTGCTTCATATAATGATACTTCTTTTCCATCATAATGATTTACTGCTGTAGTTCCTTCTTGTGATCTAATTACATCTACAGTTTTTTTATTGGTATCGACATTTGTTATTTTTACAATTTCGTTGCCTATTTTTAAATAGTCATCATTAGATAAATTTGATACATTAGATAGTTTTAATAATGTATTATTATATCCAAATCCAGCATGATCTACTTCTATTAATATTCTTTGATTATTAATAGATCCAGGTGATCTATGTAAATTATCATCTGATATTGTAAGTCTATCGCCTTTTCTATAATTTTTTCCTTTATCAGTTATAATAATATTTTGTACTCCACCAAAACCACCAGGAAAAATAACTACAGTTGCTTTAGCATTGTAAGCATCACCTGGAGCTCCTATATTGTTTCGTACCAAAGATTGATCTTGGAATACCAATTCAACATCAGTATAAGTGCCAGATTGATAATCTAAACCAGTATTTAAATATGTAAAATTACCAACACCAGTATCTGATATTGTGGACGAATGACTTACTTCATTTAAAATTGCTGATTGGTATAATCTTTTTCTAACATAGTATTCAGTTTCAGTTGTAGTATCATCTGGTGAAACATCAACTGTTACAATATCACCAACTGCTAATTGATGAGGTTCTGAAGTATTGATAATTGCTATATTGTCATTTAAATCAAAAATTTCTAAGTTTTCACTTAATGATAAAATGGTAAGTATTTTTGCTTTTGGAGTATCATCTAAATTACTACTCTTTAAAAAATAGTTGTCATCAATAATAAAATCTGTTGTTGAGGTCACTTTTATTTTTAAAGAGTTTTGCCTTAAAGTACCTTCTAGTATTTCTCCAAAAGCAATATCAGAATCTTCTTTTCCTTTTCCATCAGTTAAAGTTACAATAGATCCTTTAGTAAATGAAGCATTTTTGTCTAAGATAACATTAATTACTTTTGTTTGAGAAAATAACCTATCAGTTAAATTGAATTTTTTTTCTGATAAAGTTACAGAAAATTCACAATTTCTTAATACAAATGTGTTAGTATTAAATACATTACCAATTAATGTTCCAGATGCCAAAATTTCTCCATCACTATTTCTTTGTTCAATAGCATCCCCTTCAAACAAATAGGCATTACTAACTAAAGAAATTTGTACTGCTTTTGTTTGATTAGATTCTAATGATAATACTTCCTTTCCTTTTACTGTAGCAACAGCAGCTGTTACGCCTGCTCCTTCTGTTAAAGAATTATTAATAATCAAATCATTATTAACAGAAAAATTGGGAATTGAAGATTCAACAATACATGAGTTAATATTTCCAGATTTTACGTCTTGAATTAAGCAATAAACGTTGTCTCCATTTTTTTCAGAATATTCAGATCTTAAACGCTTGGCAGAAATAGGAAGATCATCCTGAGAAATATTTGAATTATAATTGGAGTCTACAGGAAGTGAATAGAAATTTGCTCCAATAATATATGGGAATACTGGAGTATTTGAACTATCGATAGTTAAGAAGTAAGCATATACTCCTTGTGGATAATCTGGAGTTACACAGAATCTTCCATTATTTTGATCTAACTCTGTCTTTCCAGAATTTATACTTGGAACCCAAACATAATCATCTATAAAAGATCCAGCTGGATAATCACCAATAGAAGGTCCATTTTCTCTAGAAGAATTTAATTGATAACCGCTAGCAAGTCTAATTATTGAAGAATTTGAATCTAAAGGATTTGAATGCCCATAAGGTCCGTAAATTGGATTACCATCATAAGCATATCCTAAAATAGGAGAATGTGTTAATGTATTAGTTTCACTAAACCCAGCAGTTATATTGTCGTTAATTTTATATCTTAAAAGTTTTGGATTAGCAATCACTCCATATCCATAATTTTTTGTTGGATTGTAATTGATGAAAGGAAAAGCATTATTAATGTCTAATGTATCAGAAATTTTTGTGTATCTATTTTTTACCCATTTTTTAATAGAGGCCGTTGCTTGAGCACCAAAACCCACTGCTTCTACTGTAACTTTAGTAGTTTCTCTCGTATAAAATCTTCCGTAATTAATTGATTTACAAGATTCTATTTTACCCTCTGGTGAAAGTACTGCTTCATACTCAGCAAAACTTCCTTTTCCTAAGTCATCAGTAATTTTGATGATTGGTGGTGATGAATAGTATTCACCTGGATCATCAACTCTAATGCTAGTAATCTTTCCGTTAGTAACTATAGCTGTTAATTTTGCTCCTCTTCCAGAAGTTATTGTGATTTCTGGATCTTCTGTAAAATTTTCATCAGTATCAATAAGAATAGAATCTACAGTTTCTCCTGATAAAACAGATCTTGCTTTATTAGGAGTATTATTAACTAAAACAAAAGGAGCAGATTTGTAACCATTTCCTTTATAAGTTACTTTACTTTCTACAATTTTTCCATATTTTACATATTCTTCATCTTTATATCCAACAGCTAAAGTTCCATCTACAAAAATGCCCACATCTCTTGTTGAAGTTTTATATACTTCTGTTGTAATTGTTGGGCGTTTTCTAATTAATCTTAAGATTTTTTGATCTTCTAAGATAATGCTGCTATCAATGTCATTATTAAAAATACTAGTATATGAAGGGAAACTAGATGAACAAACATAATAATATTGATCATCTTCATAAACAGCAGAAACATCAGAAATAAACTTATTAACTTTAGAGTTTATTTGCGGAGAAAGAGCAGTTGCTCTAGAAGAACTGTCATTAATTTGCCAACGAATTGATTCGCTAAATTTATCAAAAATAATAGGATCTCTTGTGGAAAAACCAGAATCAGAAATTTCTATAGTATCGTTGGTACTAGCATAAGGACTTGGGTTAGTTGGAATTAGATTGTAGACAACTCCAACAGTAATTAACTTTACTATGCCAGTGTCATATGTTCCTTGCAAAGTTGAGTAATTATATACTGTTTGACCAACTCCATGTGTTTGGGGATTGATTCTAGTATCAATAATAAATTGATTTACATTTTTCTGTGTAAATGTGATAACCTCATTGCCAATTAATAATTTTCCTTGCTTACCCCAACCTAAAGTTGAATATACATCAACTCTATCGCCAGTAGATTCTGTAACTGATAAATTATTTTTTAATGTAGTTCTTGAATAAACATTGAATTTGCCATTCACAGATGATGGTTGTAACACTAATTCGTAAATGTCATCCCCTTCAAAGTTACCAGAATATAAAACATTGTCAACAACAGCAGAAGCATAACCAATAGATTTATCATAATCGTCTAAATTTTGTACAATTAAATTCCCTACTAATTTTTGAATGTCGCCAGATACAACTTTCACTTTTAAAGCATATGCCGTAGTCCAATCAGAAGTAGAAGACTTTAATGTAAAGTCTTTTGGATTGTAAACACTTACCTGTTCATTATTGTCTTTTGAGACAATAGAGTTAAAAATAAATTTTATAGACTTCTCAGTTCCTTTTGATTTATAAAATTTACCTATATTCTTGATTAAAGTTCTTTTATCTACATTTGTCTTTAAATATTGCTCAGGAAAAGCACCTAAGTACTGTGATTCAAAACTTTTTACTAAAGCATAAAGAAATAGATTACTGATGTTAGTAACAACATCTCCTTGATAATGTGGAGCTGCTTGAGTTGTTATAAACTCAGATTCCTTGTATAGATTTCCTAAAGTAGTATTTCCACTTACTCCTCTAGAAACATATAAAAATTGAGTGTCGGTCTTTTCTTTGTAGAAGCAGATTTCATCACCTATTTGAATATAACCGTTTTTATCTGGAAATGAATCTGTTGATGCTACACTAATAGAAGTGACGTTCGCTAAAATACTTGCCGATAACGTAGTTGTTTGTTGTAATAAATCGTTTTCATATGTATTGATATCACGATATTTTGTGATATTATTAATAATATCTAGAGGCTGACCTTTTATTTCTAACTGCTCGTAGTATTTCTCTACAAACTTAGAAAATTCTGTATAATCACTTGTTATGAATGAAGGTAGTTGAGACTCTACAAGAGTCGAAATTGTTTTTGTCTTAGCAGCCATCTATCTTATTCTGAATAAGTAGTGAATTTACTTTGGGCAATATCTACGTCGATATATGCTTCTCTTAAAACATTGATATCTCCATGCTTTGGTCTAACTCTCAATTCAATTCTGTTATCATCAAATGATCCTTTAATGATCGTTAAATTATACATCATAACTTCACCTTTCATATAATCAACCTTACCCAAGGCGTCATTCAATACAACCTTTGTGCCAGTTAATGAATCTAATCTATATAGGACCAGAACTCCATTACGATCTTCAACATAGCAAGTATAATTAGGATATTCGCTTACAACAAACCCAGTTGATTGAACAACAGGTCCTTCACAATCATCAGCAAATTCATTTTGATAACATATCTCATAATAGAAAGTGGAATTCAATGTTGGATAGAAATCTTTTCTCAATACAATATGAGTATCATTAGAATTAATTGATTGATCAGCATTATCGATCGTACCGATAATTTTACTTAATCTAAATTTACCATTGAATTTTTCAACATCAGATTGAGCAAGATATTTTTCTACAGATTGAATGATTTTCTTTTTAATCTCTGGAGTAGATAATGTCGTTCTTGATCGACTAAAAGAAACACTACTAATAATTTCAATATACAATATAGATGGGTCTACAATTTCTGGTACAACAGATCCAACCATATATGATTTTAATTTATTGACAATCTCTCTTTTTGTAACAGCAGATAAAGAAGAAGTATTCTTTGGTTTAATAACAATCTTAACTTTACCATATTCTGGTGGTACTTCATTCTCTCCACCATATGTAATGATGTCAGAAATTGCTGGATAGATATTTCTTACAATAGCAGCGTAGTCTTGTGCTGTTACAGCTCGATCTTGTGTACCAAAATATTTTGGAGCATTAAATTTGATTTTATCAATGCTTTCGATGTCCTCACCACCATTAGCAGCTGATGTAGTAGTAAGACTAGCAATTGTGAAAGGATAATTTGTTGTACCATTGATATCCTGTAAAACACCAGCAAAAGTAAATTGCTTGGCACCATTGGTAGCAGAAGCATTTGTAATCAAATATGTGATCTCAATATAACTACCATTTTCTAATTTCTTGCCAATAACACCATCACCAAAGAAAATTTCATAATTCTCATCTTCAATCTCTTCTACAAAAAAGACATTTGAGTTTGAGTTAACAGAAAGAATATTATTTGAATATTCAAACGTTTTAAATGCTGTAGATGTAATACTATCAAAAACTCTTACTCTAATTGACGAAACATCCAATCCTACGTTTTGAATAACAAATCTTTGACTTTTTAATGAAGTATTGACTGTATAATAGTTTTTAACAATCGTACCTTCATAAATTGGTAAATTTGTAAATGTAGCTATACCATTAACTACTGATGTTGTAATATCATCCACTACAACATATTCATACAGATCACTATCAAATACGGTTGTAAATCCTGTTCCTTTCTTTAACGTAATTGTATTTGGATATGTTCCCGTAAAATTAACCTGACAAGTTACATTTGCCTTCGGAGCAACTGCTGACTTTGGTGTGTATCCTAATTGCTTGGCAATCGCTACTACATTATCTCTTAGCGTAGCAGAATCAAGAAATAACTCATTCACCACCATGTTGGTGTTGAATGCTGTGTAATACGTATTATATGCTAATACATCCAGTAATGTGCTCCATACAGAACCTTCAAAGTCATAACTAGTAAAGTCCGACTGTGACTTTAAATAATCCTTTAAAGCTGTTTTAATTTGATTAAAATCTAAATTAGAAACCTGAACGTATGGCATTTATCGAGTTCTCTCTAAGAAAAATTGAATTTCGATTGGTGGATCATCTTCTCTTCCAACAATGTCCAAAATCAATTCAACATTATAACCATCGTTATCATAATCAATCGATGTCGTAATCTCATTAATATTAACACGACGCTCGTATCGATCAATTACATACGAAATTTCTTTTTGTACGGTTGTAGCAGTGGCAACATCCAAAGGTTCAAAAAGTATCTTATTTAAACTAGAACCAATCTTAGAATTAAATAATCTCTCACCTTTGATTGTTAATAATAAATTTGCCACCGATTGTTTAATATCAGCCTCATCCTTTTTAACGGTGAGATCACCAGTTACAGGATGAGGCTTAAATGTGATATTCAGATCTTTAAAGGTCTGGAACGTAGGCATTGAAAGAGGTTTTTATTTATTTATGGTCATTCATGCCACCTTTCAACAAAATCATCAAATCCACCTTTACCACCACAGGGTCGAGAATATCGATCTGTAGGGGGATCATTTACTTTTTTATTTGAATTCAGAGCACCATAATCGGTTATTAACCGATCGGTGCCCCAATTCTCTAACATGTATTTTACGTCTCGATCGACTTGGTATTTTGACATCTGTTTTCTCCATAAGAATCAAACAGAACTTTTAAAGGGGTTCCTATCCCTCTGTATAATGTTTCAGAGTCACACCCCCATAATATTCAACGTCCCTGACCACGATAACGCTTCTTGGCGCCATTACGTGACGAAGCAGCGTACTTTGTATGCTTCCCCATACCCTGACGAGTTTTCTTGGGTTTGGACTCAATAACAATCTTATTAGTCAATGAAGGGCGTTTTGCCATAGTTTACCTCGTTAATACTTTCAAATTATACCATTATTTGCCCTTACTGGCAAATATTACGTTAGGAAACTGAAAGGGTGCTACGAACAACCTTTTAGTACCTGGGAATGATGTGAGCTCTGTAGCATCACCTTGTACAGCAGGTAAAAACTTATTGATGAATACACTAGTATTAACAGTAGTAAGTACTTTCCTTGCTGCTGTGGGCGTTAGACATGGAATTAAAGTACCTGGAGCAGCTGGATTGGGAATCCATGGTTGTCCTTCTACAGTATCTGGTGGTATAGCAGCATGTACAAATTGTACTTTTTGCTTGTTGATATACACGTTGGGCGATGTAAAAGGACTTGTTATAGCTTTTGCTGGAAACTCACAAGGTCCATTGAATGATGTTGTATCTATTGTTTTTGGTCCTATAAGGAGCGGCATTTGTCTTCTACCTCTTTTAAACGTTTATCGATCTCATTTAAATATTCAACAATATTCATATAGTCTTCACGTTCAGGGGGTTTGTACATCATTTTGAATGGTACAGGAATTTGGTCTAATTTTTGTTTGAGACTATTGACCAATCTCGTTAAGGAATTCAGGCGTTCCTCCATTTCGTGGTTCCACATTTGTTACATTCTCCTTTTTAATGAGTCCTTCATCGTAGATGCTTTCTACATCGACTTGAGGGGCTTTCAACCCCTGGTAATATTCATTGGCAATAGACTCCATGGAATCGGCAAATTCGTTGAAGTTATCAAAGAATTGCTCTCTTAGCGTTCCATCGGAAGTTTTAAAAGTAACTTTCTGTTTCATGGCGACTTTTTGAGAAATTTTTTATGGCGAAAATTTTTTGGATTAGGGATCCTATCGTTATTTATTTCGGTCGCTTGGATACTTTTGTAGGTTAGAGAGGGTCAAATATGGGACCCGCTCGGCGCGCCGCCCTTAAGGGGGGCAACGGCGAACCACTGCCCCCTGGCGGATGTGCTAGGATCAACCGTTGCCCATCACGACAGCGTAGGCGGAGGGCGAAGCGATTGCCTCACGATCTCGCCACTGCTGACTGCCACGCTTAGTCTTGAACCCTACCCGCTGGCAGATCAACTCACCCTTACGGGGGCGACGGGGGCGAACCGTCTTGAATGAGAACCCAGCGGCGGCGAGTTGGGCAGGGGTGGCGGTGGCGAAGTTCATCTGGTCTGTGTGTGTAGGGGTAGTGTAGCAGATGGGGGGCAGATCACCAACGCTGGCGATCGTAGCGGGCGTCGCCCCATCCATCACGTTCCCAGCGGCGGGCGTCGTAGTCGTCGGCGGTCATCAGGTCGTCGTGCTCGGCGTCTTCATAGAATCGATCGGACTTGCCGAAGGACTCACCGTAAGCGAAGGACGTGGTTGCCATGGTTGGTTGGTTTCGTTTGAACTGAGGTTAGTCTACAGGGTCAGGGCATCTGGCAACTGCCAGGGAGGACACTATTGTAGGTGGCACAGCGGGCAGCGGTCTGCTGGTTGACATGCTGTACGGTCTCGGATGCGAACCCGATCGCTGCCGATCCTACAGCAGCGATGGGGGCATAGAAGGCGGCGCCGAGAATGAGAAGGGCGAGGGTCTTCATGGGGTCGTTTGAACTGAGGTTAGTCTACAGGGTGGGGTGAGCGATCAACGCTCGAACTGTGCCAGACTGCTAGGTGCCACATGGGCGGGAGAACCACAGGAGAGGTAGAAGGCGACCATGCGTTCTGCCTCGTCAAGGGTCTTGAACCACTGGGAGTGCCAGTCGTTGCTGTAGGGGCGTTGGTAGCGAACTTCGATTCTCATGGGGTTGGTTGGTTGATGCTGTTAGTCTACAGGGTCAGGATGGGGTCAGCGTGCCAGCAGGTGACGGTTAGCGAATTGTCCCAGGGAGGCACCTGGCATCATCAGGCGGAGCATGTCACGACGGCGGCAATCATGGGCGCTGATGCTGCCGCTGTGCCATTGTACGATAGCACGACGGGTCAAGGGCGACAGGATGATCCGTTGGCAAGCGGTGCTGCCACGTTCAACGTTGATGAACACGGGCAGGCGATCGATGGCGAAGTTGATCATGGTTGGGTTTGAACTGAGGTTAGTCTACAGGGTCAGGATGGGAGGAAGGGGGGCAGCGTGTGCCACCCCCTCAACTGGCATCAGCAGTCTCGAAAGATTGCCACCTCACGGTAGGACTTCTCACAAGCGGTGAAATCGTAGCGGAGGGTGCTATCGTAGGTTGCTTGCCAATCTACAACCAAAGCGACGGGCACATCGTACAGATCGCTGTAGAATTGCTCAGCGAAGTCTGCCTCGGATTCGTACCAACCAACGAAGCGATCATCACACCCTTCGATGTTATCAATGCCATCCTCAGCAGCGAGGGCATCAACAGCATCGTATCCGATCACTTCACCACAACGAACGTACTCTTCGTAGTTATCAACGAACATACGCTCGTTGTAGTTATCGATGAACTCCAGAATGTCATCGATAGCGTAGTTGTCATCGATCAACTCTTCGATTTTCTCAACAGTGCTAGCGGCGAGCACTTCTTTGTAGTTAGCGGTCAAGGTGACGGTCATTGGTTTGTTTGAACTGAAGGAACAATAGAACGGATGGAGGGGAGAGTCAAGGGGGTGGGGACACCCCCTCAGGTGTCACATGCCGTTGGTGTACTCCCCGATGATCATGCCATTCTGGCGGACCTGAGCGTATCCGAACTCTTCGGACAGGTCCAGGCACAGATCCCATGCCCGATCCTCATCACAGGTGGTGTTCTCCCAGGGAGCGGAGGGGCAGATCACGTCGTAGCGGTTCATTCGTTGTTTGGTTGACTGTCCCCATAGTATGGCAGCAGATCGGGGGCAATGGTCGGTTTGGTGGGCACTGTGAGAAGTGGCACAGCCCCCATAGCAAAGCGCCCCCAAGGCGACTAACCTAGAGGGCGGGAGGGGAGGGAAGGGGCAGCGACGCGGCCGCCCAGTTTGTATAACTAACTCAACAGATCGGGATAGTAAGATTCAACCTCAGAAATCAGTTCCTCATCAGTATAGCTGGTGAGATTTTCTTCCATCTGGTCACCAACAATACGGAGCAGATCTTTGGTGCTCATGTTATCAAGCAAACGGTCGATGTATGCTTCAACGAGTGCTTGACGATCGAAAGTGTTGTTCATGGTTTGTATCAGTTGGAGGGGAAGTTACGGCAGACAGCATCACACAGGACACGAACTAAGTCATCGAATTGTTCCTGTGAGTTGGGGAAATGTTCACAAAAGAACTCATCACAGATGGCATCAATGTCCTCCATCAGTTGTTCCCTGGCAGTCAACATCTCAAGTTTGGTGTTCATTTCCGAAGGGGAGAATTGTAGTAGCGAGTGAAAGCAGTTACAATGATAATGGCGGTTGAGATAACACCAACCAAACCAAGAAAGGTAACAGCGTCACCAGTGAAAGTGTAAGTGTCAGGTGTCATTTTTTGTTTTGGTTACGATAACGATAAGAGGCAGAAGGATCAGGGTCATACATACCCCCACCCATCCGATCTTCAAGATAAAACATGATGCCAAAGGTGGAGAGAATCACTCCCCCAAGAATAGCAGTGATCATTGATCTTCCTCAGGTTGGTTGAGTTCCATGTCGTGCCAGCATTCTGCTAACGGATGCCCCCAATCTTCGATGTCAAAGATCTCACCAGGCATGTCTTGAATCTCTTCCCACATAATGTGTTTTTGTGTTGACTCTGTTAGTATGGCAGCAACAGGTGCCCAGTGGTTGAAATAGTGGACACCTGTTGAACTGGCACACTGATATCAGAATTCGATCGGATTCAGTGTAGGTTGAGCAGACTTCATTTGTTCATACATTTCAGTCATCAGTTGCATATGCTGATCGACAGGATTTGTATCACTGAAACCATCAAGAACTGCTAGCAGTTCGTTACCATTGGTGGCACGATTGAGCAGCGAAAGCATAACAGATTTGGTCATAGTTAGATAGAACAAAGGAACAAAGAATCAGTCTTGAATAGTATAGTCTAAGTCGTAACTATAGACTATACTATTATCTTCAATCTCTATATCTTCATATAGATCTTGATCTATAATCTCTTCTAATACATACTCTTCAAAAGTCATAGTTTGTAAAAAGTAAAGATTAACAAATAATATTTAATTTTTAGTTTTTAAGATTTTGATAAATCTTAAAATATAAGAAAATCCCACTTTGTTGAAATTTGTATATTCAACAAAAGTGGGAATGTAAGGCATCGTGTATGCTGCCAATTCAAGCAAGTCTCATAGAAGAACGGAAAGGCACAGTCTGAAGACCACTAGGGGTGTTTAAAGTGATAAACCATTCCCATTTCTTCTGGAAGATATGCTCACCAGGAGCACCATGCTCACGAAGAATAGCATTGAGACGAGATTTGGTGGTGTTGGATTGCCAACCACCATCAAACAGTTTCAACCAAGTGTCACCAACCTCAGCAATCAAATTGCCATGAAGGCGAACTTGAGACACTCCACCAATATTGGTGACAGAAGTGTTAGTCAAACTCCAATCTTTGCTGTCACGAATGGCAGCATTCATCAGACGTTCGATTTTTCTCATGGGGTGAATCCCTCAGGAACAAATGTAGTATGGCAGGAATGGGGGGCATTGTCAACCCCCTGATTGATTAGTGTTACTTATCAGACATCGTAGCACAGATAAGTTTTCATTTCATCTGTATACATGTCACGTTCGTTATCAGTCAGCCAGGACAATCCTGCCATCATGTTAAAAAAATCAACTTGCCAATTGTTCAGGGTCATGATATCATCGTGGTTACGAATGATATCACTGTTGAAGTAATTCATTGAATGAATTCCTGACGACTCATGTACAATACCATCACCAGACCACTCTACAAGGTCTTCTATGCCACTTTAAATACTGTCACAGGGTCTTACCATTCAGTAGTCGATATACGTATCATCCTGGTCCTTAAACTTTGCTTGACGTTTACTACGTGCTGAGTAACGTTTAGCATTTTGTACTTCATAACCATAATCTTCATAATCATCTTCAAAGTTCACTTCTTTGAAGGATTCGGTATACTTTTTGTTGATTTTAGACATTTTTGAAAGAAATCAGTAACAATTGTGAAGAATTATTGAACATTCGTATTTATTTGTTGAATATTCTCACTTTTAATTGAAGAAGTGATGAATTTACCAACACTTTCACTGTTTTTGATAGTATTTTGAAGGTTTTCTTCGAAATTCTTATCAATTATAGTGTAATTATATTCTTTATCACTAGAATTGAAGACTACAGTACAAATGTCTTCAGTAATACTCACTGATTTAATAGCTGTACTATTTAAATCTTGATATACTACAGTTTGAGATTCTTTGACAATCATTGAAATCATTAAAATTTAAAAATTGAGTTTTTTGAATTTCTTAAAAAACTTAAAAAGTGAGTTTTTTAAGATTTTGAGATTCTGTGGAAAACTATTTTTCCACAAGTCTTGAAAACCTGTGGAAAACTCGAAATCCCTCAACCTCATGAACATAGTATAGGGCATTTGGAGGGGTCTGTCAAGTGCCTGAGAGGTCCTCTGTGCCACTTTGAGAGGTGTCACAATACCCCTTGACATTCGTTCGCTGACGTGCTAAGACAACGACTCCTCCGTACATTAAGAGACATTACCGTACAATACATCACACTACCTATATTTTTTAACCTATTTTTAATTATAGAGTTTTCCACAGGTTTTTCCACAGGTAGTTCCGTATCCTGTGGAAAACTATATTATTTCCATCTAGGACCTATAATCCAACCTACGAGAGATTTACGTTGACCTGATTTAATTTTAGTAACTCTATGTTTAGTTCTTGAGTCAAAGATAATAAGAGAACCAAGATCTAGGTTAGCAGTTGTCAATTGATCATTTGGTGGAAGAAGTTGTAGATGTCCACCTGTGTAAGTATTAGGATCAGATAATTGTAAGGAGAAGGATAATTTTCTTGTATATTCTGCTTTAGGAGTAATATAGTCTGATAGGTTAGTTTCTCTCCAAGCAGGATATTTTTTATTAGCATAAAGTTCTGTTAGTCCAGAGTCTGTATGCCAACCATAATGATCACCTTGATTGTAGACAGTATATTGCATTTGTCCACCATCTAGGTTATTGATATCATACTTAAAATTAAGATCATTAGCGAGTCTGATGTAGTAATCAACAAAAGCTGCTATCCAATTTTCTTGTTGAATCCATGCTACTTGAGTTGAGCGTCTATCTTGTTCAATTGATGGTTGACTACGAAGAATACTAGCAGGTTTGAGGTATGCATCATATTGTTCAAGATGTTGTATCATAATGTTAACAACATCTTGAGGTAAATGAGTTTGAATGATGACGTTATTTTCTGCCATTTTGTTTACGAAGATCTTTGTATTGTTGTTTCAGTTCTCTTTCATTGTAGAAGAGGATGACTTCATTATCTAGATCACGTAACCATTCTTTGACTTCATCACCTATGGCAATAGCATCATCTTTATTTTTGTTAAGGACACGAAAGAATTGATCTTGGTATGCTTCTAGGATAGTATCCACTTGATCTGATACTGATAGTTGTTCTTGTTCTGTCATTTGATTTTGGTGTATGGTGGTTGATTGTACACTGAAACATAGGGTTTTGTCAAGTTTGGGCAGGATTCGTGGAATGTGCCGTTGATGTAACATGCTTTACCTTGTTCGTAGTATTGAATAGGTGGTGGATCAGGTGGTTGACAGATGAATATACCTTGTAGGCATATATTAATCAGATCAAGTGCTAATCCCATGATACATCTTCAAGCATGAAACCAGGCATGACATATGTTTTAGGTTGTAGACCACCTGCTGTTCCTACCTTATACTCCCATTTGTATTCAAATTTGTTATGGCTATCCCATGTTACGAAACCTTTTTCTTTATCGAATCGTGATTTGATTGTGAGAGAGAATCGATTGGAGTAGATATTACGAGTGCGGAGAGCACCGCCTTTTTCTCGTGTTTCAATGACAGTACAGGTATCATCATCGTATGTCATTGCTTTCTCATTGACAAGATAGCAAAGAGTTTGATATTTAAATGGGCGATAGGTTTGTTCTTCAGCATGTGCTGCCAGTGGTAGCATTGCTGCAAGTAGAATCAACAGTTTTTTCATTTTTGAATGACAGTAACGTTATTCAGGAGATGATCATAAGAGATGAATTCACATTTAGTGGGCAATGTGTTGATAATTGCCTGTGTGAATTCTTGAGGGAAACTACCATGATATTTCCAGAACAGTTGAAGTTCTCTCTGGGATATAGTGGTACGTGGATACACTTTAAGTGTATGTTGCCCTTGTTGAAGAGTAGGGAATGTTTCCAGGAGAGATGTGATATGTGATACTGTAAGATGAGAGAGTTTTGTCATTTGATGTAGTATGCTTTTTGTTCGTGAGTTTGAATGAGATCAATTGCTGCTTGATAGATTTTACGAGTAGTGGGAGAAAGATCCAACCATTCAATGGTATCTGCGGAATCCCAATCAACCCATTCAATCATATGGTCATGTTCATCACGAACAAGATCACAGACAATTGGATTACCGAGTTCATCAACAGCAACTGCTTTGTCTTGAATAACAACATACATCAGATTGTACATGATTCTCCTTGAAGAGTGTTACAGTAATTTAGCAGGGAAATGCTGATTTGTCAACGAGCGTAAAGATACCCACCAGACCAATCAGCATTCTCAAACAACCATTCACGTTGTTCAATGATGCGGAGATCATAGCGAACACCTTTAGCAGGAGACTTCCAGGATGCGGATTTGTACACTTCACCAGTCTTTTTATCGACAAAAGCATGAACAGAACGGGAAGAACCACCATCAATCATCACGATCTTGTGGTATTTCTTACCAGTCTCAATCACATAATTGATAGGAGAAGTGCCTTGCTTGAGTTTCTCGATTTGTTGTTTGTGATGCTCAACCGATTCACCTTTGTCAATCAAACGTTGATGACCACGAATAGCATAATCGTGATAGTTTTGAACGAGAGCATCACAGAGCATATAGGACCATTTGAGCACATTCAGATAAGTGGTGTTCTTAGCGTCCTGTTCAGCAACAAATTGAGCGAAGGAGGTCATTGGGTTCCTTGTTTGGTATGTAGATATTATAGGGTCTCAGAAGTCCTCCAGGAGGTCCAGGGGGACACTTTCGTAACTGTCCTCAAAGATCTGTTCTTCCAGCTCATCAAAGATACGCTGTCGTACCATTGGATCGTCGTAATTGTCACGATAGTCAAAGTCAGAAAAATAAGTCATGATTCGTGTGAATGATTACCTCGTACAAGTTCAAGTTTGTCTAATTGGTCAGGATACACGAGAACACAAACATCTCGTTGTGGATTATTAGTTGGTGAGCGAACACATACAGTCATGTATTGTTCACATGTAAAGTTTACTTTACCATACATTCCATCAAAGTAAACCTCTGTCCCTTCTGGCAGCATATTGTTCTGGAGTAATTGGTTCGTCGTTGACGGAGACTCCTGTGGCATCTGGGTAGGCACTGTTGGCGAAATACTGGGCTTGGACATGATTATTAGCGATCACATAGTAGTCTACATGGAGTACAGTTGGAGCGTCATCAGGAGCATCCTGTAATGGTAAATCAAGTTCAACAAGATATACTCTACCATTATTGAGGTGAGTATCAAAATCAATGATTATATCAGCAGTCATAGTTTTTATCTCGTGAAGATCTAAATTGGAATTCTAATTCTTGTATGTAGTTTTCTAACATTTGTATCTTATCATTCAGATCAGCATTTTCGTTTTGTAGATCTTTGATAAGATCAGAATACTCTTTCAGTAGAGCATTAGTTTGATCAGGGTGCATATATTATACCAATAGTGGCATCGCTGTATATTTAGTAGTATTTTGTATTTGTACTACATCACCTACACGATCATAGTTGATCGGAGCATAATATAATTTCTTTTTGGGATTGTAGAATCCCCAGATCGTTTTAACTGGTTTCCCGAGGTTGTAGTCGTACTTGCAGTGATGCTTAAGCACAATACGAACAGTACGAGTGTTATGATCTTCGACAGCATAAGAGTATCCATCAGGTGCTGAATGCGGAAAGTTCCGTAGTATCTCCGTATGTAACATAATCAATAGTCTCTGGGAAACTTGTGCTTACAATCAGGACACAACCAATGATTGACTCTATCCTCACCAAGCAGTTCAACACCGATCACACGACTGTAGAAATACGGAGGAGAATAGAATTCACGACGTTCTTTAGGAATAATACCAGATACCCAGTTAGAATTACACTCTGGGCAATTCTTTAGTTTTGTAATATCTTTGTATTTCACATGAACTCCTCCATATAATAATCAACCGTGATCTCTAGTTCTGCTGCTTTTTGTTCAATAGCAAGCATGAACAGATCATCGATCGGTGTCTCATCAGGATAGCAATTCATCCAGGACTTGTCAATACGAATGTCTTCAATCATTTGCAGGGTTCGTTAAGTTCTTTGAGTTGGAGGCAGATTTCGCTATTGTGACGTTCAATAGATTTGAACAGTTGACTATCACGATGAATGAGAAATACATTCCATCCAAGGATTAAACCAAAACCAATAGTAAACCAGAGATAGTATTTCATGTCAGTACAGTTCGTAGGGTTCAACGTTGAATTCGATCACATCCATGAATTCTTGGAAGCGATTGAGTGCTTTCTCATTCATTTTAGAATCGTTACCAGCAAAATAGAACTGGAGAGCATAACGAGCACGGGTCTCGGGTTGTGCCAGCACACGTTCACGTTCTGCTTTCTGTTTAGCAACCTGAGCGTTGTAAGCAAACATCTCACGGTCAGCGAAGTTGGTGGTGTAGTAGGGGTGAAGCGACATCAGTGGTGCCCTTGATTACCTTGTTATTATAGGGTCAGAAGGAGGGCACCACGTCATTGCGTAGGACAGTTCCTGATCTGTCCATGGATTCCCAGGCACTGTAAAGTTTATTATACAGTGCTGGCACACTGCCAAAATCTTTGGCAATTTGATGTTCTTCTCTACCATCTACTAATTGTAGTGCTGAGAGAAGAATACCAATTTCATGTACATTGAGACGAATAAAATCTTCTGTCATTTTGTAGATACGTTAGATTTGAAAATAAGGTTGGCAAGAGCAATAATAGCAAAGTTCTGCCAGAAAGACAATGCTACACCAAACCAAGATAGAATGAGTCCAAGCAACCATGCTTCAAAGAATAGTCCAGCAGTTGCAATAACAATCAAACCAAGTGTAACACCAATAGCAGTAGAAGTTTTCATAATCAGCAAGCAAGAGCACCAGAGGGGATTTCAACAATTTCAGGTCGTTTTTGAGTGATTCCGTCTTCCTCAAAATCAAACTGATGACGATTATAGCACACCCACTCACCATTACGGAAGAGATAGGCATACTCTTCACCATCACACAGATATTCTTGAAGATTAGTATCGAGGCGAGGTGGACAATCTTCACCACGAGCAGAATAATACTCAGGTTCGTTGTCATTATTCCAGCAGACACTCATGTCACCACCATCAATCAGTTCAGCAACTTTGAAGCGGGTGTTATAATGAGTGTTGAGAATACGACCCAACCATTCAGGATAACCATCCCAATGGTGATAAACAGACAGAACACTGCCATTTTTGAGTTCGATGCCAATACGAGAACGAGTTGCCATAATTAGAATCCTTTAGGTTCGATACAATAATACTGATAATTACCTGATGTACTCATTCCGTGAACCCATTGTCCACCATCTTGAATACATTTTTGATGATCAACTTTGATGTCATGAGCAATAAGAACACAGACACCAGCAATCAACAAGATTACCATCAGGATTTGAAATCCTGACACCCAATCATCATTTGTCATGTTCATGCTTCAATAGAAGTAAGAATAGCACGCCGAGCGTCATATGCTTCAAATTGAGAAGCAAACTCAGCAACTTTTTGATAAGGATTACGAGTGTACAATCCCCAACGTGTGGTGCCTACAATAGCACGGATGACGTAAGGATTGTCAATGCCTAGTGGATAGGGTCTCATGGGGTGTTCCCTTGACTACTTTTGTATAATAACAGGCACATAATCGGATTTCAACCGAGTATGTGCCAGTTTTTGAACTGTCTACTCATCCATCGGGTGACCAGTTCGCCATATGGTAGTGTTAGGAGGATCACACTTTGCGTCCCAAGATCTCACCAATAATTCTGTAAACAACTCCATCTTTTCAGGATGTACTGCTGCTGGATTTTGGTTAATTTGTTCTTTGAGTGCTACTAACTCTTTCCATTCTTCTGTTGTGAGATCTGTATTGGAAGATCTTGATTGCGACATGAATAACTCCTGATTGTTAGGATATTCTAACACTATTTACCAAATATACTTGTGTTCTTAATTATTATTTTATATTGTTGTAATGAAACTTAATCTCTATCGAGTTTCATCTCATCAAGTTTATCGAGAATACCATCAAATGATTTCATATTGTCAATACGACAAAGAAGTTCAGAAATAGCATTACATACTACTGGTCGTTCACCTCTAGCAGCATATGCTAGAGCATTACGAAGTGCTGCTGATGCTTCATCAAGTGATTGTTCTACAGATTGTGATAATGCCATTATTATACCTCAAATTCAGATGATGTGTCGTATACTAGACTGTCCGTAATTTCACGAACACAATTATACATTTCACCAGCAGCAATAGCTAGGTGAGCGTTGCCAAATAAACGTTGTTGTACCATTTCGTAACATTCAGCATATACATCTAGTTTGCTACCAAATGTTTCAATCCATTCTTTACGATGATCTTCGTTTTTAAAATCTGTAATCATTTTTGTTCTCCAGTATAATTTTCAACAATAGATACGTTGTCAACTTTCTCAAGTCGAATTTTTCCATCTTCCTGTGGGATCCATTGAATGTAATCACCAACTTCGAGATCCATTTTAATTAGAATCTCATCAGGAAGAACCAATAGACCATCATCAGTAATTGTGGTTGTAAATGGTTTAAATGGATTTTCCCGTTCGGGATCATTCCTATTATAATCATAGTAATGATCAGAATGTTCTTTCTTTTCTTCCTGATCGGGAATATCTTTACAAGCAACTACAGTAGCTTCCCATGCTTTTTTAAACAAGGTATCATGTTCATCAAGATAATATTTAACAAAATCAATGGAGGCATAAACCAATGCTTCTGCTTTATTATAATCATGCTTTTCCATTGCTTCAATAGCAACATCAAGAATTTCCTTCATTGATGTAATTTTAGTTGTTGCCATGTCAAGGTCATTCATCGTTTGCCAGGCATTATGATAAGAAAACATGGTGTCAATCAATAGTTGGGTACATCATAACTCTTTTGCTCCAGCATGTCAAGTCTGTTAAGAATCTCATACAGAGTATTATCAGTCTCAATCATTTCATCTCTAAAACGTTCAAATTCAATTTCTAATTGATCGATCTGTGAAGATATTTTATCAATTTCTGAAGATAGTGGGGTATAATCAAAATTGTAATCAGTCATTTTCTTCTCCTGTATATCCAGCGTGGAAAGATTGTTTTGGTCTAATTCCTGGTCCATGTGTTCGAACATAATGTGTATCTACAACTCCTGGACCATGTGTATAAAGATGATCATAAGCACATGAAACATGCTCACCTCTACTTCTTACATAACATAAAAATGCTCCACAATAATATTCTCCTTCAAATTCTTCTCTCCAATGTAATGCTCCCATTCCTTCATAAAATATAGCATCACCTGGATTTAATGTTATTCTTCTTGATTCATTAATTGGATATGGTGTGTGAATCATAAAATCCCACAATTTATCACATCCAATATTAACTGATGTATTTAATTCACAGTTTGCCTGATCACGATGAATAGGTAATTTACTTCCTTTAAGATACATTCTAGAATAAGTGAATGTCGGTAATACAGGTTCACCAATTAATTCAGAAAAATAACCTGATTTATGCATCAATAATTCAAGATATGGCAAGTAATTATGATATGAATAACATTTTTCTACTAACCAATCACCTTTTAGATTGTTGTCTACACAAAATTTCTTATAATCTTCACACATTTGATGTACTTTATCTTCTTCGATAAAGTTTCTAATTACAATATAATTGTCCCTACGCATTTTTTGGGCACCTGTTAATCCATCTAATTCAGCATTCATAACTCACACCCAGTCTGGTTTACGTGTTGGCATACGAAGATAATTAGATGCAACCCAAGGTTTGGATGCGATATACATCTTGTAAGCAGTAAAAGTGTCAATGCTTGTGTCAAGTTTATACTCATCTGGCATTGCTCGTACAAATGGTGTTACTTCAGTAATTTTACCCCTGGGAAACAAATAATATGCTTCTAGTAATGTATTATAACACGAATGAATTTTACCATATCGTACAGCATATTCATCACATAGATTCATACCATGTTTAATTAACCAGTAGGCATTGTGAATAGATGATGCTGCCCATTTTGTACAAGGGTGATTACGAAAACCACCTTTTTCTGTACGATAAGCATCACCATCTGCTTTGTGTAGTGGACCATAGTTATGATACCATTTAGATGCAATAAGAGAAAGCATCTGACAGCATTCTAGTGGCATCTTGACAATATGTTTGTCAGGTAGTACGATTGCTGATTCTGCTGGCCATTCTGAAGTTACAAATATGTTCATCGTGTAATTCTCTCGTAGTCCTGTAGTATACCACGTTTGAAGTGTAATTTCAACCGTGGCCAATCTTCCCATTCACCATCCCAGGTAGCAGGGTAGATTTCAATATATTTTGTAATATAATGTGGTTGATACGTGCCATGTTGACCTGTTGGCACCCATTCAAAGTTTAGAAACGCATGTTTTTCACTATACCGTGGGTCATCCTTTTCGATAGTTTCAAATGTATTAGTACCTCTATAGTCTGGATACCACAAAACACCATTGGGATCTAACCAATAGTGTGTCATAGTGCCACTAATACCATATTCTTCTATGTCTTTGGTATGACACTCTACATTTGTAAATTGTTCTCCTAGATTATATGATGATCGAAAGTAATCAAACATACCCATGTTTATTCTCCACTTTTTAATGTATGATAAACAGTTCTACCTCTTCGGTAGATATTTAGATTACGTGGTTCAAAATCAAAGAAATCACAACGAATCTCAAAACTTCTCCATCTAAATGAGAATCCAATATCATGTGGACCAAAACCAATAATTAGAAATGGAATCCAACTAGGATCAGGATATTCATCCCACTGAACTACTAAATCAACAAGAGCAAACCTAGGATAACATGATAGCACTTGAATATACCATTCATGTCCAAAATCTTCGTAATGGCAATAATCAATGAGTTTCACAGGTTTTCAACCTCTTTAGAGAGCGTCATCATATCGCCTTTGTCCAGCACTGTCAAGTTATCCATTTTCTGTGCTGTCATGGTTCTCACATATTCTGTTGTTTTACGAATAATTGCAGCAACAAGTTTCTGTTCAGTATCAGCCCATGTGTTACGCTCATGCCATATAGCATCCATTAATTTTTGTGCTCTGTCAGTCATTTCGGACAATAAAGAAAGTATTTGTATGTAGCCATCATATCATCAGACCAGCGAACTACATCACAACTTTTATAATGGTCTACCACTTCAAAATTCGATGCTGGTTTTGTTGGTTGTGATTTAGTATTAAATGCTGTATCAACCATGTAGAATAGTGCTAGAAATGCCATGCCAATCACGGCACCAAACACTACAGCACGATAATAATCTGAATTTGTCATCAGACCTCACCAGCATATTCAAAATCTTCAATAGCTGACACTGGTACTTCATGTTCATTTGCTACAAGATACCAATGCTCACCCTCACGAATCCCAAGATATTTCATTTGATCATCTTCAAAATAATGTTCACGCATTGCTGCTTGAATCTTGAAATGAATCAATTCAGATTTAGTAGGTACTTTCATCGCTGTAATTTACGTAAAGGTTGTTACCACCGATGTTTAGGTGGTATAATTTGCCATCGTTCATGTAGATGCCAATCCACACAGCACGACCTTGTTCCATGGTTTCATAGTGAACCATCTTAACATCTTCCAGAACAATTTCGTCTGGGTTCTTAATAAATCTGCTCATTTTTCTAAGTATTTTACTAATTTCATTACACCATCTAAATTATCACCGAGTCTTGCTAAAGCAGTATTACAACCAGAGCATAACCAGCCACGAAATTTTCCTGTTTGATGGTCATGGTCACAGAACAACTTTTGATCAATTCTTTCACACAATTCACAAGGAGTGCCAAGAGGAGGTCTTAAAAGACCTTCATTTTTCATCAACACACCAGCAGCACCAGAATGAGCTGGACCATTTTTTGTCCTGCATTTAGCACATTCACTTCTATATCCATCAACATATCTAGGTTGTCGTTTTCCTTTCCATCCTGGTTTTTCGCCAGATTTGTGAAATTCTGTGATAGGTTTTGTTTTACCACACAATCTACATGTTTTTGTAGATATATTTGTTAATAATTCGGATTCAATACCCAATAATGTTAGTATACTCATTATGCTACCCCATCAGCACTATCTTCAAAGTCAAATTCTTTATCTCTCAGACTATCCAATACTTGAAGAAGAAAGGCAATCGAGTTAGCATATTCACGACCAT